CGGCGAGCGCAACTTTTACTTTTTTAATAAAGTTTAATGCTGTCGGTAGTTTTGTTGCGATAATTAAAATATTTTTTTCACGATGATAAATTGCTAACCAGACAGCATATGCTGCTGCAATTGTTGACAAACCTAATTGACGTGATTTTAAAACAATATTGAATCTATGTTTCTCAAAATCGTTAATACATCTTTTTTGATAATCAAATGTTTCAAGAGGAATCAAACCCTTTAATGGATGTTGAATTTTTACATACTTATCAATAAAATAAGTTGGATTTTGTCCACACTTAATAATTTCTTTTACTTGAGCTTCTCTAGACGCCATTTATCCTATAGTATAAATAGCTACACTACGATAATAAGCTGTCCTTTTAGGATTATGAACACCAAGATTGATAACTTCAACATCATCAGACGAAGATTCTTCTTTAAGTTTTAAAGTTTTTGTACTCAAGTCTTTATATTTTGCTTTTACGTTCTTTAATACGGCATCGATAACTCGATCAGCTTCTTCTTCGTAAGCTTTTTTCATACGTGTAAGTTCATTTTGAGAAGAAAAATTTACGATAGCTAAATAATTTACCTTTAACTTATCATCACCTACAAGGGCCATCTTAACAGAATAAGAAGCAGTTTGTGGAGTCGATGAATTGCCCCAAGATGAATCGATCGCTTGTGAAATAAAATTTGTTTCTTCAAAAGTCAACATATGTAATAAATATGTTCAACGCCGAGAAATAGCTTCTTTTAATTCTTGTTCATTAGGTTTCCACCCAGATTCCCAACGTTCTACATTTGGACGAGCAAATTGCTGCGCGCATATATCACAACATTGGTATTTTTGATACGCAATTTCATCATCAAGAGACGTCAACATATCTTTACAAATGTCACACCACGCTGGCACGAAATCTTCAATAATTTCAGGTTTGATAATAGAATAATGTTCTTTTTCTATTAAAATACGATCATTACTTAATTTAATCATAAATTACTCAAATCTTACACAAGAAACATTGTTATTTTTCGTAATTTCTATAATGTTATCAACAGACTCTTTGATCAAATCAACATGACTAATGATGATAACAGACTTAAAATATTGATCAAGCGATTTCAATAATCTTACGCATGCTTCGATGTTAACATCATCTAATGATCCGAATCCTTCGTCGATAATGAAAAAATCTGCCCTGGGTAAGGATGACACATTAATCAATGCAACTCTAATTGCAATACTAGCTAACATACGTTCCATACCACTGCCAAGTTCAAGAACACGTTTAGACTCGCCGTAATTAATAAAGAGATCAAGCTTATCAGTTTCTTCATCTTCTTGAAATTCTATCGTGTAATCAACAATACCTTGTAATATTTTTGCAATTTCTAGATTTATCAACGGTAATTGAGTCGACACAATTACACGAGGAATTCCTTTTTTAGAAAATGCTTGAGCAATTAGCTCTAATAATTTCATGTTTTGTAATAATTCATTACGTTTATTTTTTTCTTCTCGAAGTTTATTAACAGAAGCTTCAATTTTACCTTTGTTAATCGCAAGTTGTAATTTTTCTTCATCTAACGTTTTAATTTCATCATTAATCTCTGATAAAGTATTTTGTAGTTTTAGAATTGACAAATTCTCACTTGATTTCAAATTTTCTTCAAGTTTCGTTAATTTATTTGTTTCTAAAATAATGGAATCTAACAAAGCTTGAATAGAATGGTTCAAAGTCGATAACACGGTTTTACGTTCTAGCGTTGTAATTTCAATCTTGTTTTTTGAACTACACAAAGAATCATATAATTGAATATGTTCCTCAGCCTTTAGTTGTAATAAGTTTTGTAATGTTTGTTGTTCAACTTTTAAAATATCTTCTGCTTGTTGAATTATTGTTTTTTGTTCATCATATTTTTGTTTATCTTGAAACGCCGACTTAATAAATCTGCAATCAGGAAATTTGTCTTCACATGGAATTGTTTGTAATAATTTTATTGATTTATTAATCGTTAAACCAATTTGTTGTTGTTGTTCAAGCAAATTCTGTAACGACGCTGTTTTTGTTTGAGAACTTTGTATTGACAATAAATTTTGTCGTAAATCATCAATGTTATAAAACGGTAATTTACTATTTATTGTTGTTAATTTAGCGTCATCTTCTTCTTGTTCAAGATTGATCTGATCAACTTGTAATTGAACTTTGTTTTTTTCATTTATATATTTTTGTAATTTTTTACGAGAATTTTCAACTTGTTCACTAGAAACTGTTTCTAACACATTAAATGAATTTAATTTTATTTGATATTCAGATAATTGTTGTCGAAGATTAAATAATTTATTTGTTTTTTCTTGTATTTGAATATTACAATCATTAAAGTTATCACGCAACTCTTTTGCTAAATCATTCCATTGTTTATCTGGAAAGTTACGTAACTGTATCTTATACGTTTTGATATCTTCGTGTACATTTTTAAACATCTTGGCAAATATATCAATGTCAAGTATCTTGGCAAGATAATTCCAACGTTCTGTTGATTTATACTGTAATAAACGATCGCTGTTTCCTTGAGATGACAAATGTGTAATCTCAAAATCGTCACCTGAACCTAACTTTTTCTTTATTAATTTGTCAGTTTCAATTCTACCATCACCAACAAGATCATGTTTTGTACCATCTTCTAAAATTTGAAAGAAATTTAAAGCTGTTGATGAATTAATTTCTCCACGTTTATTTTCTCGTTTTATAGTTTGACGTTCGATTAAATAATTCTTGTTATCAAGTTCAAGTTCTACACTTGTTACACAATAATCTTTATGATCATTACAAATTGCTTGATTTTTTATTGAGCCACGGTCACTTGAATTAAAAAGCGCATACATAATCGTGCCAGGAATCGCCGACTTGCCGATTCTATTGGGACCAACAATTCCCGTTAACCCACGTAGTTTATCGAAATTAATGATATTTTTTTCGCCATAAGCAAACATATTATCAAACTGTAGTTTTTTTAGTGACCATTTTGTGTGTCGAGTTATATCATCTGCATCAATTGCTTGATAAAGATACTTTTTTACCAATAACTCAATTTTATCTAGATCGTCACTTGTTAATTCTTGATCATGATGATATTTTTGAACAAATCTCGTTAAAACATTTACATCACGAAAATTATCAATCACAGTTTGAGCATTTTCTTGAGAAGATAATAATTTGTGTGATATTTTACTATCATTTTTGAATATCACTTCGACAGCATTATTATGTTTTTTTAATAATGTCATCAATTCTTGCGTATCTTTTTGTGAAATATAAACATCACTTCTTACACGATATCGAGCATTATTGTATGATGCTTGATTAAGCGTTTCTTTTACGTTGCCTTTCCAATCAATTGTAATAAAAGGATTTATGTTTGGTAATACTTTGAATTCAACCGAAAAATCATTTTTTGATTCTATATCCCATAACAAATAACCGTGTACAAGTTCCTCGGCATATGTGTGTTGTAGTGTGCTTCCCGGATAAGCAATGTATGGGATTTGTTTTCTATTTATCAATTTTGTATCAAGAAACTGTGTTTTATGAATGTCACCTAACATCGTTATATCATAGTCTTTGAAAAATTCGACAGACATTCCATCAACTATTTCATAATCAAGTTCTGTTTTTGCGCCTGAAACTTGACCATGATAACTTGCAATATTAATTTTATCTTTTTGTGGTTGAACTTTATTCCAGTTTTCTTCATCCAATAAACTAAATACACAAAATTTAATTTGATCATTTATATCGTAAACACCCGAGTATTTGCAAAGTTCAAATCTATGTTTTGTTTGTTTTGAAACAAGAGAATGAATTTGTGTTATTAAATCTTGCCGTGATAAATTAGTAAGATTAAGATCGTGATTTCCTAATGTAACAAATAAATCAACTTCATTTGCAATAAGTGTAAATAGATATACAAGTTCCTGAATTGCTTCTGGCGTGATTTGACTTAGTTTTGAATGCCATATATCTCCTGCTATCACAACAGCATTTATTTGATATTTTCGAATATCTTCAACAAGAGCATTGAAAACTACTCTAATTTCATCGTGTCTTTGTAATGGACGTAAATGGACGTCTGCTAGGTGACAAATTCGATACATCTATATTAATTCTAATATATCAAATCAACTATTTATAACTTCAATTTAATATTGATTAGTCTATTTAATCTATCTTGTGTAACTTGACTCCACGTTAATTGTTTTGCATTTCCCAAAGCATCTTGAAATTGTTGTTTAGACATACTTCCAGGATCATCTTTAATGTCTACAAGAACAGTTGAAATATTATATTGTTCTAATTTTTTAATTACTTTGGGTGTTTTTGTGTATCGCATATCTTCATCAAGAGCCAAAGCTATAGGTGTATTGTTTACTATAATTTTTTCAAATAGATAACTTTCCTCAGATAAATCACTGCCTAATAAAGGTGTAGCATTCTCTCCACAATTAAATGCGTCAAACACACCTTCGCATAACACAAGTTGTTTTGTCCAATCAACAAATAATTCGTTAAACACAATCGAAGTCTTTGTTACGTCAGGCATATCATACTTTGGAAATACTTTATTGTTTATTCCACGAGCAACAAAATGATTAAGTACACCATTGACATCAAATGATGGCACGATGACACGAGAAACCCACCGAGAATCACGACTTATTCCAAACTTATATTTCCACATATCTTCTTGTGATATGTCTCGATTGTTTAAGTAACGTAGTATAGAATAATATTCTGGTGAGTAGTTTTCACACATCATCAATAATTGAAAATCGCTCGGTAGACTTACACATAGTTGTTCACTGTTATCGTTTATCTTTGTCTTATCACCGACATAATATTCGTTTATATATTCTTGTAAATGTTGTGGCGATTTTTGTTTGATAATAAAAATAAGATTTCGACTATGTGAACCACATCTCCAACAGTGACATGCGTAATCTTCTAGTCGAATTACAAATTTCTTTTTATCTTGTTTTTTACAAAATGGACATTTAACAGCAATGTTTTTTTCATTCCTTGCAATTTCGTATTGCCCAAATACACGAGTAATAAAATTTATCTTTTCAGATAATGTTTTCACATATTAATTTTAACATATAGAAACATATTTCTACACATCATAGTTGATTCATTGTACCACGAGCAACTACATATGAATCAATTTCATCAAACACAAATGATTTCACATTATAAATCGTTCGAACAATATCTTCTTCGCAACCACGCTTTAGTGGATAATTTATGTGTTGTAAATCATGTTCCATCATCCATCTAGCAGTTTGCATTTTTGCATTCATACCAGCTTTTTTTGTCTGTTGCGTTTTTATACCACAACTTTTTCGAGCATCAGTAACACCAATGTAAATGGGATCAACTTTATATAATTCTCGTGTAATATAACTAACAATTCCATTAAATCGTTGAAGTAAACAAACTGTCGAAGCAGACGATGCACCTGATGCAAATCGTTTTAGAGGAGACTCAACACCAAATGTTTCAATTTGACCGAACTTGTCATAAATTGCTTGAATTTGTTTTTGAAACTGATCTACCTTGTTCCAAAAAGTCATATCTTTTGTTTTAAAAACAATTGCTTCTTGATGAATTATATGTTGTTTTGGATCAAAATCTTTTGTATGCTTAAGTAGCGTTAAACCCGTACAGGACGTCGATATGTCTAAACCCATTACTATTGGCATACATAAATTGTACTATCTTTTAGCAGCCACTTCAGCGCATACAAGGTTATACCTAAACTCTCTTGGAGACATAATGTTATTTATAACAACAAAATATTCATATAATTCATCTATGTCTTGTTGTGCTGGTAAGACATCGTTTTTATTACCATATTTTATTGTTTCAAATCGTTGTCGTAATATCATTTGTAAATTATTACTTGTAACATTTTTGACATCGACCATAACAATAAATATGTCACTCTATATCAATAAATTGATTCCCAATTTTTTCATTTCAATTTCTGTCATTATTATGAATTCACAATCATGATCTTTACACCAAACTTTTGCAGCTTCAAATTTTTTTTGATTTGTTTTTTGTTCTACTTTCGAAGATGGCTTTATTTCAACAAGTTGTTTATGCCCATCAATATATTCTAATAACAAATCAGGATAATAATGTCTCATTTTTCCAGTTGATTTATTTCCCAGATAACCTATGATAACACTTTCATATGAATAACTTTTGATATCATCATTATCATCAAGCCAATTCATATAACATTTTTCCCAACCACTTCGAAATTTAGCTGGTCCATTTAACAACTTTATAGAACTATGCTCACCCGTTTTATATCTTCGCTTTTTACGTTTCTTTTTACGTTGTGTCATGGTATCATCAAAAATCTATTTTATTTCGTATCATAAGTTTACTAACATACTTTTTCATAACAGGTTGTGCAAGTTGAGCTTTTGCTATAACGTTATAATTTTCATCATGGTAATTCACGCTAGTGATATATACAAAATCTTTATCTGGATCAACTGGTGCCGTTGAATACGGTAATTGCTTCCAGTTGGGATTTGAAGATGAATTAATATGATTTCTATCTGCAATCACGCTTATGTTCATCACATGAACTTTATGTTCGCCCTTAAAAGATATTTCAAACTGTTCTTTACCAAAGAAATACAAGTGTGGACTTTTAATAACAACAATGCCCTCATTATAATAAATGTTACCTACGCTGTTCCATGTGCTTGCAGACGTCAATGAATTACAACGATACAAATTTCCATAACTATCATCTTTTAATGTTATGTTAATGTGTCCATTTGAACCTGACAATGATTTGTCTGTTATCGAGAACGAACCTGGTGTTATTCTATCACCATAAAAAAGGTTACTTATGTTAAAAAATGTTACCTGATTACTACTATCATCTAACGTTCTATTATAGATAGCAAGCGGTGCGCCTGCTTGTACACCCGGATCATAAGAACTAGCAGAAATTGTTGAATTTACATATCGCATAAAGTTAACGTATGCGGTACCAGGACGTGTACCTGGATTTTCTGGTGTAAACCCAATCTGTTCATTTACAAACGCTTCAACTTGATCATTTGTTTTTGTTGTATCACCGTTTATGTTACCAAAATCCGTGTCAAACAATTGCGAATCTATGTTCAATAAGTTGTTTAATGAAATCAAACTCCAGTCTTGGTTTCCTAAGTCATCTACGAGTTTCGTTGATCTACTCTCAGAGATCAATAAATCATAATTTGGACAAAAATTTCCATCATCACATGGTAAAATTGACAAATTTCTTTTGCAAACCAATGGATCATCATATAAAAATTCGTTTGCTTCTTTTGCAATTGTTGTATACGGAATAGCGGAACCCGATAGTTGATGAAGACGCGGGAAATTATCACTTGCAAAATCACGCACAAAATTTTCAAGATTTATATAATGTCCGTTGACACCAAATGACATTGCAACGTTAAATGGATCGTCTGTCGTACCATCTATTTCGAAGAATGGTGTCTGTAATATTCCACCGTGATCGCCCACAAATGTTCGAAATGGTGTATCTTGAACAAAAAATGGTGGCAAATAAAATGCCGTTCCATTTGAACCAGTATCTAAATACGACGGTCCCATGGAAGAACTTGCGATAATATCATAATCATCCATATAATAACGACGAATTGCAACGTCGTGTAGTTCAGCATTTAATGGATGTCGAAATTGATAAATACTTGGTTCATTTACATTTAATGCGTCAGGTAGTACATCAATACCTTCTCGGGTGCTTGAATCAAGACCAAAAAAATTTGATTCATTATTGTTAACATCATCATTACCATTTGACTCAAAATAATTCCCGATGGCCAAAACTTCTGGATTTGTCCACCCAACAAATGTTGCTGGTGCGATTGTACTTGAAGGAATAACAAACGTACCCCTGTCAATTGCATCGATATTAAACGTTCCAACACCATTATTAATGTTTGATGTCCCCCAACGAACTACAACGTGATGCCATTTATTTAAATGTAAAGCATTGTCACTTGAAAAAAAGATTAAATTATTTGGATAACTAAACGATGTTAATTGAGACGCTATCGTTGGTACAACATCGGCAGAATGACTCAATTGCAACATTAATTTAAATGCATTTACTTTGTTATTTACGTCTCTTGATGAACCAGGAACAAGCGACAATGCGTATGTTGAAGAAACATGTAAAATAGTACCAACACCAATAAGCGTTGATTGTGCATCATACCCATATTGATCAATAGATTGATATCGTGGATTAATGTAAAAATCAAAACTAAATGAACCACTTGGTATATATGATCCTGTACTGTACCCGACGTGTTCAGCTGGGGCGGGTTTCATCGGATATAATAATGCTGACCCGCTTGGCGTATTTGAAGATGTAAAAAAATTAATACTATTATAGTTTGTGTATGCCCATTGTGCAGAAGGATACGCAACTCGATAATACGTATTTAATTGATCTTTTACCGTTAATTTTCTTACTGTGTTCTCTGTGAATCTTGTCGTTGGTGTGTAACGTTGAATATTCAAAGAATGAAATTTATTCGTTGAAACTCTTTGAGTATTTACTTGATCCATATAAAAACTCATTGCACCATTAAATTTTTGATTCCAAAAAGCCTTACTAGACGAATTTAACATCGTAAATCGTCCAATTTGTTGAACGTTCGACAACAACGTATCTATTGATTGTGCTGTATATGTATTGTCTAGAAAAGATGATAATTGTCCAGATTGTTTTTCAATCTCACTATGTCGAGGGTAAACATAAACAGAACCCGTTACTCCAGTTAACGAACTTGACGAAAAATATCTGGCTGGTGTTGTTACGACAGAGAAAGTTTCAATATCACTTTGTTTAATTGGAACAAACATTCTTATATTATAAATTATATCACATTATGAATTTATGATTCCATACGTAAACAATACATCGTGATTATCACGTAACACTTGCAATAAACGAGGTGTCAACATTGACACAAGTGTTTGGCTTATACTTGGCAACGGGGTACCTGACAATTCTTCTATACCAGAATCTAACAACGTTACTTGTAATAAGTAACCCAATAAACATGACGCAAGTACATCTTTATGTAAGTTATCACGTACATATATGACTTGATTATAAAAATCGACAAATCCATCTGTAAATTTAACAGATTTTTCATCAATCAAACCGGTGTCAGTACATATCTGGTTGAATTCATCAAATGATTTTAAAAAGACAAAAAAAGTTTTTGCTCCAATTTTTAAATTAAACATAATATATACCGTTATCAATATATAATAAACCCTGACTCATCAATATCGACAAAGCAAGTTTAATATCTTCATACTCAAAATTACTAAATTTTAGTTCTATATCACGATATGTATGTTCATTATGATTATCTTGTAAAGAATCATAAAAATATCGAAGAAGACTAGACATCAAAGGTGAATATAACATAATATGATTATATTATATGAAACTTATATTCACCATAAATTTTCTGAACAAAGTTCATTACAATAAACTTGTCTATCAGTAAGCAATTGATTATTAACATGCGCATTAATAATTGCTTGCTTACGAGTGAGAAATCTGCCTGACGCATCGAGAAATCCTTGAATACTGTCGTAAGAATCTACACAATCTACACCTAATTCTTCGACTATTTTACGAATGACATCATGGTGTCGGTTCGGGCGAGGCAAAGAAAATATTTTACCTTGAAATCGTATAGCTACATGTGTAATGGGTGGGCGCCGTTCTTTAATTGTTTGCATAATTCATTATAACATATGTTTAATTTAGATGCACACATAAATTTATTATATACCCAAATATTTTTAATTGTTTAATTATTAGATTAACTTTATATATGTAAGTATATAAAATTATTATTAAAAATCAAGTCGAATTCTGATCGTAAGGTTTCTCTCGCTCGATTTCTCAATCGGCCTAGATAATTTAGCTACGGCTAATAAATTGTTCTGCGCATCGTAAAGACCTACACCTGTCGCATATGCAAAGCTTGTCTGTACATCCTCTTGTCCACTATCAATAACAACAATTCTATTATCACTGTCTGTGTAAGTCGGGTTCGTTGAGTAGTTAAATTCATCAGCATCAAGGTTACAAAAAATCAATGTTGAATTTATGTTCGTTATATTTTGAAATGTAATCGCTGTGTTACTTCCACTACTGAACCGAGTTGCGCATATATGATCAATAACATTGTCCATACTACCAGAAACAACAAAGTCGGGAATAAATTTAGCGTTTGGAGTTTCTGTATAAGGCGCCCCAAGTATTTGGATCCCATTAGGAGTCATTGCGTCTATAGTACCTGACATGAACTGTGAACCACTTGTTATTTTCTCTAGATCAAGTACAACGATTCCTCGATCATAGAACATTAATCCTACATTTTTATTTGTGTCAGCTGAATCGACAATATTACCAACTTGTCCACCAAAAGCAACAAGTTTATTTGTAGAACTTCCTACGTCTGTATAAATTGCACTACCACCCGTGGACGTAGAATTAAGATTCATTATAAACCCATCACTACCTGGACCTTGTTCCGCGTTTGGACCCACTGCCGAGGCGGACTGAAAAAACTTCATCGCAAACGTTTCACGCTTTATGCTATCACGTGAAAACAATCGTTTAAATGAAATAAATAAAGCGGCGTCGATTTCGTTGGCTGCATTGGTACCGTCGAATGGTGCAGAAAATACGCTTGTTGAATCACCAAGCAATGCCTTGGCATATTGGCGATAACAATCCATTTTTTCACGCATCATCAACGACGACGAAGGAAATAATTCTTTACCTGAAGAGTCTATGCCGGTTTGAGACGTTGCAACTATGTCGCCATCTGGTCGAAGACCGAACGTAATATCAAACACGGGATTAGCCGTCTGATATGTGAAGTCCTGATCGTACACCGTTTGATATAACGACGATGTAACGCCCGGGCCAAGGCCCCCTGTTATGAACGCCTGGTATTTTCTACGTGAAATCGACGCCGAAACATCTTCTTGTAAAACGTCGATAAGCTGATTTAGGAAACTTCTTGATGTTTTAACATTCGACGGTAATATTTCTTTAAAAACTGCCACATTTACCTCATTCATTAATCACTTCAGGATGTTCAAACAAACGATACTTTATTCTATTATATTCAAAAATTGTAACTCTTGCTCTTATATTATTTATTTGTTCTAACACCAAATTGTACTCTTGATTCTCTATTATTTTTAACCATTGCAAATCAGAAATACGAAACAAATTTAATTCATCAGCAATTTCAAATGAATTATTTAGTTTATCGTCTCTTGACATTTTTTCTCTAAATCCCCAAAAGGGTTTTTCAATTAATCCATGCCAATATGCACCGTCTAATTGAACATAAAGGTTCAATGATTTAATCAAAAAATCAACAGACTGTTTAAAAATCCAAACCTGCTGAATAATATTTTCATTACCAAATTCTTGTTGTAACCAAACACCTAGAGACTGTTCTGGCTTTGACGTCCATAACCTATTTTCTTTTAATAGGGTTATAATACGTTTTTTATTGTTTTCGTTAAAATCAATTTTGTCTCTTACGAGCTTTGATGCAAAAACACTTTTTACACCATATTTCTTTAAACACGTTTCTTGTATTTTGTGTTTAATTTCTGTCGAAAACAGTGGATGTACAACACCGTATTTTTCTAACATCGTAGCTTCATATTCTTTTCGTAAAATAGGTGACCCAAGTACACCTCCTGAACCATATAATTCACGACATGTTTCTACCCCTTTTTCTCGTACTTCTGGATCTTTCCAAGGATGATCGACTCCATATTTTTCTAAGCATGTGTCTTGAGTTTTCTTTTTAAGTTCAGGTGATTTATATCCACGACCTCCAAAATTTTCTATTGTTGTTTCTGTTATTTTCTTTTGAAGAAGTTTTGATTTATTTTTACATTCTGTGCAGCAAAAACTCAATGAATTTTTACGATAAAAACGAACTTTTGTTTCATATATTTTATGACACTCATCACAATCATATACACCAACATGTCGTGTGTGTCGACGATTTAATTTATCTAAATGAACAACTTCTTTTATCTCTTTTAACATCCCGCAACTATATCACACACAATACATGCTTACACACAAATCCCAAAGTTCCCAAAAATAACACGAAATGTAACTTTAAGTAACTAATGTATTTTCTTAAAACTATTTAAATAATCACCGACATCATTGTGATATTGGACTACATCACTTAATTCCTTAATCTCATCGTTACTTATCCCATTCATCGTCATGATCAATTCATGTGTAATCAACCCATAAAAACTATCGTCTTTTAGTTCGGGAAAACATTCATACAAAATTTCTTGCATTTCTATGTCATCGTAGTCTTGAAATTCTTTTTGCACTTTTGTGATAACTTCATCATCATTATAACTTAATTCACCATCATTGGGATTAATATATGTAAACAATGTGTTTTGATCGTTTTTAAATCGAAAATCAAAATATGTTAGCCAAAGTGGATATTCGTAAGGTTTATTTAACCTATTTTTCACCTCACATAAAACAATACCTTTGCTAGTCTTGATGTATTTATCACCTGTTAAAACGCCACCGTGCTTCACCAATAAATCATTATCGATGTTGTATAGTAACATCATCAACTTAGATGAATTAATCGAGTGACCCTCAAGTTTCAAGAGAAGTGACACAGCCTGAATTGTACGAAGTTCATTGAATTTAAAGTTCATAATGACATAAATCCTATTAAAAGTAACGCTAAAACAATTAGAGCAAATACAGAACAAAAAATAACTATTTTTATAGTTTGCTTATTTTCGGTTCTGATATAGAAATTTACGTACGCTTCACAAAACTTATCAATGACAGAATGATTTATATCACCACCGCTTAGCTTCATTAATTGTTCTTTTACTTCAGGTGTAACATAAAAATTAGGCATATAATTCCTTTATGGAATTATAATAACATACCCAAAATTTATCTACACAAGTTGTTTTATAGAGTCTTATCAATCACAATGCTACAATCAATCGCAGCACCACTTTGTAAGCCTACGACACGCATGAACGTATTTATTTTGTTTTTATTTGCTGTCGAACCGTATACGGTAAATACACTGTCTGTTAGAGACTTCACAGAAAGAGTGAATTGTAGAATACTTCCACCAAAGCTATTTTCTGACGGTGAACGAGTCATTATATATGTTGCTCGTTGTTGACCATCAATGTTTTCAGGAGTATCACGAAGAACTTCAACAAAAAGATTAGGTAGCTCAACAACAAAAGTCTGATCACGAAGCTCTACGTCTATCTGTGTTTCGTTTTTAATCGTCTGTTCTACGGTGACTGACGCTGTCTTTTGTATCGTGCGACCGAGCGTAATTGTGCTTGTTAGACTAGCGACGTTTGCATCACCAGAAAGCGACATTGAAGGTAAACGAATAAGATTAGGATTTGAAACACTGATCAACGGGTATTTACAAGCCTGCTGAGGGTTAGTTGAAGCCTCGAATATGGGCGTACATTTTTCGATACGTTCACGACCGACTGTGCGACCGTATTTTTGGATGACGCTATAGTTGATTTCATCGTCATAAATCCCGAATTTATGAATCGAAAAACTCCCATCGTTTCGAGCAAGGAATTGTCTTCCTAAGTCTGTAAGCACTGCATCCAATATAACCGAATTTGACGTGCTATCCAAATAGCCCATATATTTTTTCCTTATTGTATATAATACTATATCGCATCTACATCATATAACTATTACAATAAGAAAAAAGCTGTTCATCATTCATTGCATTTATTTCAAGATCAGTGATACGTACCAACTTCATATTGTTTTCTTTAAACCAAATATTTTGTTGTTGATCTCTATTAAATTTATTCATAATTTCTTGATCTATTTTAGAACCATTGTTTATTTTTTCTTGTATTTTTTCTATAGGTCTATCTAGCCCATGCCAATACACGCCATCAACTTGAAAATATGTATCAATATTAGGAATATAAAAATCTATTGACCATTTATTTATTGTTTTATGTGTAATTAAATCATTAAATATTGTTTTAAACATTATAACTAATCTTTTTTCTGGCTTACTTTCACGTATTGTACCATTATTTTTTAATGTACTAAAATGTTTAACACGAACATTATGAGAACGCATTTTTTCTTGTATTAACGGATTTTCTGACGGATTTAATGTTCCATATCTTTCCATCATCACATGATTGCGTTTTTCTTTTACTTCTGGTCTACCAAAATTATTTGTCGTTCCAAAATGTTCCATGAACGTTTCAGCTTTTTTATCTTTAACGTTTTGAATTTGGCTAACGTTTTCTACACCATATTTTTCTTGTAAGTGTTTTATTCTATTGTCAATTACAACTCGACTTGCATATGGATTTTTAACACCTATTGTATCAAGAAAATGTTGTTCAGATTTTATTTTTGATTTTCCAGATTTCTTAGAAATAAAATAATATTCTGTACAACAAAAACTTAACTTAAATTTACAAATCTTGCCGCTCAAATATTCTTTTTCACACTGATCACATACGTGAACATAACGTCTTACTTTGCGACCAGATTTTTCGTTTATTATGATAATTGTTTCTTTGTACATCCTTCAACATTACCACACCCACCTCACATCTACACACGTTACCATCGAGATCTGTTTTTACTTACTTCTACGGAAGAATCTTCCGTTATACCCGTTGGATCATCTATATTAATGTCAACGACAACATCTTTTTGGTTGTCTACGTTGATAAATTGCAACTTATATTTTCCATTATGTTGTTTTGTCTGCAATAAATTCATATTTTGGCCCTGTTCATCGTACAATCGATAATATTCAGGATTGAAATAGATCTTCATCGTTTTACTATGTTCACCTGACGTTTTGATTGCGTCAACAAATAGATCATTTTCTATATATAGATTTGGATATGGACGGGGCGCGCCAGAGTGACTTATTAACTTTTTTTGTAATGAATTCGTCAACCTGTCAAACCATATTTCGAATTGCTCACCGTAATTCGAAATATATCCGTGTGCATCCATCGTACAAACAGTGTAAATATATTTTGATGTTTTTACAAACTCGTCATCAATAAAATAAGTCTTAGGTGAAGATAATTGTTCGACTAAATTAGAATCATACTTCTCACGTAATTGTGGTTGAACATCGGCGTCGTTAAAATGATACATTTTAATCAGTTCGAACGCGGCTTCTGTTGTTCGTCTTCGAAATATTTGAAAATATTTTATGTCCCTTTGAGAATTTGTGGGAAACGACCAATGTATCATCAAACTTCCCGGTTTATTACTTTGTAAATTAATTCGTCTATAATCCCAAACAAAATCTAAATTAGACGCAGGTGAAGGAGGAACATTTTCTGTACATATCGCATATGATTGTGAAGATGGTTTTGAGCTCACTAAAACAACAAGTAAAACAACCTCATTTGTTAATTCATCAATCGCTGGTACATACATCTTATAAATAGTTCGAATCTTATAAACATAATATGCGTTATATCGAATTCGAAAATCAATAACTTCATTTGCTTGAGAATTATCAATAAATATTGGTTGGTGTTCTACGCAGTTACCGTTTGCTAATAATTCACTTTTATCAATAATAAATCCAACAATTTCTGTTGAGTAGTTTGTTACATTAGTTACACCTGAAATGACATCGATATATGGCAAAAAAGTTTGATAATCACTTAATGTCATATCGTTATTTTGAGTATTTAAATTTCCAAGAGCATCAGAAAATGACTGTATGTTATTAAAATTTGCATAATTTGATGTTGATGCATCTACTTTTGCAACGTTCAACATGTTTGACAAATATCGAGTATTGACTTGCGCACCAATTTTAATTTTTATTAACTTCTGTAGATAAGACTCGTCATTTAAATTGATGTTTTGTGCGTATTTAATGCCTTTTGTAATTAAAGGTTGTGAAAAAGCAACATTAATAAATTCTGGATTTACACCGTCTGGCACAATCGACTCAAGATACATTTGTTGTCTAGCGGAATTGTCACTGCTAATTTGTTTATCACTATTCGTATATTGTTGACACGTACCCGATAATGATGTATAAATTTCTTGACCCATTGACCCATTTTGAAAAGACAAACCTAAATAGTTTTCATATGCCAAAGTATCTTCTGTGATGATTTTATCAAAATTATTACTAATTAAATTGACATTATTATTTCTTTTTTGTGAAGCTACGTTAGTACCATCAGACGATGTTTTTGTTAAGTTATTTATTTTCCATTGCAATTTTACAAATCGTGGGGATCGATATGTGCTGTATTGCGTTATAAATGAATTTATATCATCTGTTGACTTTATGATTGCACTAGTTGATAATTTTGTTACGTCAACCGTTTGTTCATCTTTTGTAAAATAATTATATTGAAACGAAACCAAGAAATTATTTACTTCTGGAACATCGACAACATATACTTGTTTAGAAACTTGTGATGTACTCATGTTATATCTTCTCCAAAAGTATCGATTGTTACATAATATTTTTCAAAAATAATATCACCATTATTTTTATTCCGCGCTTTTTGTTTATAGAACATTTTGTTTTGTATATTTACGTTTTTTTGTTTTTGTAAAATTGTCGTTTGAAACTTACTGACTGGCGTTGTTGTTCTAGTAATTTCACCCGTTTTTAACAAATCACGTATCATTGATTTGGAAACAGACGTTTTCATTTGAGCTAAATCAATTTCGAAATCATTTGAGTCAACAATCACATTGAAAACTCTATCAAATTGTTTAGGCGCAAGAATTGATGAAATTACACTATTGGCATTTGATAGAGTTGTTGTTGAATTAACAATTCTATTTATTTTTACTAGTTCTTGCGTAATTTGATTTATTTGTTTTATTGATAATGAATCAATTAATTGTGATATTTTATTAGATTGTAATTTTTTTACTATTGTTTTTGATGCTTTTGATGTCAAACTTTGTTTTATAAAAAGTTTTCCTACGGTTGAATTATTAATATTAGTTCGTTGCGAAAGAACATCTTGTAACATTTGTTGAACTAATTCCTGTGCAAGTTCTTTTTTTGTTTGTATGTCATAATTTGTTGCATTAATAACAAATTTATAATCACCTACGTTTAAATCTGTTAATACTTTAATATACAATTCCAACATATAACTTAATGTATGATTTATTAATAATTCATTTTTTTCATCTGACGTTAGAAACGCATATTCTTGAGAATTGAATGCTAATTGAGCTGAGTATTCTGAATTTATCGATTTTGTTAATGATGATATATCCGACGATAATTTTCCATATGATATCACGTCATTTGTAACTTTGCTATTTTGTAATATATCACGCGTAGGCAATGATTTAATAACATCTTGAATATTCGACGTCATAGGTAAATCAAGCAATAAACTTTCGTTACGTACAGGAAAACGTGATAATTCAAATAAAAATGTCAAAGGTTTAAAAATTAAATCTGGTTGTTGTACGTCTGATTTATAAACATTTATTTTAATGATATCTGTTTGTTTGATTTTTGTAATTGAATTATCTATGAATTTTTGTTTCAAATTTTCAACAAACCCGCAAGGTATACCAATTGTCAAAATGTTTTTATTTCCCACATCATGTATAAAAGTTGTATCTGAAAATGTTAAGTTAAAATAATTTCGCAATTTGGGTGTGATAAGTGATTCATCTATTGCTAGAAACATATCATTATCATCTATATCATTATCATTATTAAAATCTGCGCCTGTTCCTCTATTTTTATTTTTAGTTATTCTAGCAAACAAATCGTATATTGTTGATATATTTAACATCATTTGTTGTTCATTAAACAATAACTTTGTCATACGTTGATCTGTTATGGTTGGTAAAGCTAAAGACGCGTAAGATTTAATTGTTGTTTGAACTTGTGTTGACTTTACATAATTTACAAACGTCTGTAGTTTCATTTGCAAAGCATGTATTGTACCAATAATTGCAACAAAACTTGATACTACCTGTGAACGTTCGAAATTTAATTTATCATAAATTGTAAACATGTCTGATGTTTGTGATTCTTGCAATGGAACATTAAACATCGTAAGTGTTGTATTTGGATTATATTGAGAACTATTAACAGATGGACTTAACGGCCCAAATTGAATAACGGAATACTTTTCAAATAACGAAACAATCATATCAAAAATCATCATTAACATAACAGAATCATTGATACCAGAATACCGTGTTTTTGACAATACAACAACTTCATTATTTTCAATTAACGTTGCATAAATACTTTTCATGATTGATAATGTTTGTGTCCAGACTGTGGAGGTAGAATTTACATATAACATTTCAACAATAGTTGATACACTAACCAATGATAGTGTTTCTTTAGGATTAAAATTTGTTAATTTCAATGTAGGTCTTAATTCGTTAATATATGCTGTAATATTTGACAAAATAACACCATATGTAACAGAATCAATAGTAAAATCTTGATTGAAAATTTGAAACATACATAACACAAATAACAAAGATTTTAAACTTTGATCACTTGATGCTAAAGCAAAAAGTGCAGAAAGTGAATCAGCTGCATGCTCATGTTTTAATTTATTTGTTTGATTGTCAACAAATGAAATATGAACATATGTAAACAAATCAAGCGGAGACGTAATTAAACGTTCAGTTTGTTGTGTTGCTGCCGTTGCATTGTCTGTCGTTGATTCACACAACCAATTCATATTATTTGCAAGTGTATTTAGTCCATTTTTGCATGTAGACAAACGTTTAATTAAATTTTCAATTCGTTCTGTATTTAACATTAATGCATCAGATATAGAGATATTGTCTAATAAATCATCTATATAAAATTCTCCACCTGATTTTATGTTGAGTTGTGATGTTTCGATAGCACGAGTTTCAAAATTTAAAATGCTCTTGTTGTTTGTAAATTCATATGCTAAAGAACGCATTGTGTTATCAATGACAACAATATTTTCATCAATAGATTGTTGGAAACGACCAAAAACAGAATCAAATAATAATTCGTTTTGTGATTGAATTTCATACCCAAAAACGTTTAATAATGTTTGTTGTGTTGATATTTTTGTTAATCCATTACTATAACGATACTCTTTTGAAAAAATCCAAGGTAATAGAACAAGTTTATCAACTACATCTTGAGAACTTTGTGTTATTTTAAAAAAACCCGATCTCACATAAAACAATAACAAATCAACGGATGTAGGTATTGTTTTATTTATGTCACTTATTGTTGGTACAGACAAATTAGCTAACATTGTATTGAAATTTAATACATTAAGAGGTTTTATAATCTTATTTGAACTTATGTCTTTTCTAATAATTTCAATATTTTGATCAAATAATTTATATGAATAATTTTCTAATATATTTTTAAATTCATATATTGCTTGTAACCAAATTTTTGTAGATGTAAAATTATTTTTTATTGCACTTTTCGTATAGCCAAATTGTGACAAAACATACGATAATGATGTACTGTTCGATCCTTGCATAGACACAAAATTTAATAATGATGACTGTGTATATGCTTGATCATTATCATTGGTTAATTGATCATCAAAAAGTGACATACTATTATCATATGTCGTTGTGTGTACAAAATTATGTAAATCAAATAATTGTTTTGTATTATTAAGTGCCTGCAATAATTGTGTAATGTTACCTGTAACTGTTCTCAACTCACTAATTTTATTATTGAAAGTATTCTTTTCATTTTGCAATTTACTATATGTCGACGAAGTTAATTTTGAGTCACGAGCCGATAATAGATTTAGTCTATTTTGAATTTCCAACAATGATAATTGTTCAATGTTAAATTTTGCATCAACGAACTGACCCTCATTTGTAAAATATGAATTTTTATACGACGTATTTGATAAATTATTTGCATTTTGTTGTTTACTAAACAAAGGTACAAAATCTGTGACCATCACTATTTCTGGTCTATCCGACGAAATACCAGTTAATTCTTCAAAAGAATTTTGTTGTTTTACATAATTTTTAAGTATATCTTTTTTATTTGTTAATTGTTGATTTGTTCTATTATATTTTAACCAAATTTTATTTGACAATTTTACATCTTGTTGTATTGGACAAACATCAACAATGTTTTCAATTATGGTTGATAAATTTTGTGTCGTAATTATTGATAATTTTTTTGTTGTGACTGGTAGTTTAGTATCAGTCTTAAGTAAACTATCACTAGAGTTTTCAAGCGGTTGAATAGCAATAATTCCAGAATTTATTGTTGACGTTGTATTTTTGCTTAATGATTTAATTAATGTCATCTAAAACCTCAACGGTATTGCTTTCTAACATGGTGCCCAACGTGTAATTGTTATAAACGGGTACTAAAATATATTTAAATTGTCCGACATCATCATGTGTTAATTTATGCATAAAACTACTTTTTTTCGATTGCGAATGCATTTTACCAATAATAGTTCTAACACCAAAAACATCTTTCATAATAATAAAATAATCAATTAACCGAAAACGAAGTCCAATAGGAACTTCCCACGTTAAATTAATAAATTCATAATTAATTCGAGTTGCAATAAATGATGATACGGCCGGTGTATTGGAGTTAAATGTTACATCAATATTTTCAACATTTCCAATAATACCATGCGTCATCTCATCATGTGAATATAAAACTTCTTTACCTTGTGTAGTCAATAATAATCCATAATTTAATGCAACTGGATGTAAAAATTTTGAAGGTTGAGAAACATATTGTTTTTTTGAAATGGGATCTATAACAATTTTTGTCGATGCTTCAAATAACGAATCAATTGAACGAAACATAGGATAAACTTCATATCGATATGCATGTTCGACTGATAATTGTTTTACGTTACTTTTTGTTCGTTCTTTTTTATCATCAAACACGTTACCTACTAACGTACCAAAATTTTCTCGTTCGCCAGTAGTTAAATTAATTCTTTGAATATTATGTGCAAGTAATTTTTTAAACAACTCTCGTTCTTTTAAAAGACTATCTTGAAAAAGATTATCGATATCACGATTTTTTAATAATGTATGTAAAATATCAAAATTATTATCTAATAATTCTGAATCAAATTGAAATTGCACATTCACTTGATTAGTATCACTGTTGGTCACATTTAAATTTGAAATAATCGTATTTATTGCTGATTGTTTCTTGTAAAATTCGACTAGAACACAGCCCGTGTCGTACGTTAAACCATTTTTTAAAAAACATCTAATTTTATATTCATATACACAATTTGTTTGCACGGCAGTGTCTGTAAAAACAATTAAATTTTGTTGTCTAACTATGTCTGACACATGTTGTAGACTTATTTGACGATATGTTTGTTCAAAACTTGTTCTATTTTTTGCCAATAACAAAACACTCACAACGTCAAAAGGTAAATCTCTAACTTCTATTTGAATACCCGTTTCGATAAGTTTCGATATTAATGTCAAATTTTTAGGTACAGTAGATCTAGTTGGTTTAACAACAATATTTGTAAAATCATACCCAATGGCTTGATTATCACCTGTTGGAATTATTCTATATACAACATATTTGTGAGTAAATGAATTAATTGGTACTCTAACGGGTATATTGTTTTTAACATCAAATTTACCAAAAAATAGATATTGACCACCAATTTTACTTTGTTGTACGTCTTTTTGAAATATTGTTATTCCTTTTGTTTTGTTATCGAAATTAGAAATTTCTAAAATGTTTCGTGATAAATTATAAGATTTAACAACATGTGCAGTCGGCGCAGTTAGCGGCACCTTATAATTTTTTATATGTTCATTTATATTTAATTGTTGAATTTCATCATCAATAATAATTTTTTTATCATTTACGACTTCAAATTTAACAAGCAAATTTGAACCTTCTTCTTGTAAATTTATTTTATTTGTATGAATAACGATATCACATGTTACATTTGTCGTTTGATCAACAACATTATCATATGTTGCAACCAAAACATTATTTTGTGTATTATTCAAATCATTATTTGTTAATAAATTATCTTTAAATAACAAAGAATACAAAAATTGTGTTTGATCATCTATTTTTAACGTCGTTTGTTGTCGCGTATTTTTTCTATTCTTTCTAATTAAACCGTTTAACAATTGTCGAGGAGTAACACTTCGATGTGGCATATTTGTTACTTCGCTTGAATCAATTTCATTTGAAAGCATATTTAACATCAATGTTTTTACAAATTTATCATTAATGTTATTTGAATCATTCATAAATGTTTTAACATCGTATATATTTTGCCATGAAACTTGATTTAGTAAAACATTTTGTTTATCAATCAAAGAAGACGTTTTATACACAATACGTTTTTTTTGAAATGACTTGATGTTATCAACGTCAACTCCTTTTCGAATAAACATTAAATCATCATTCGCAACATATGTAGTTAAATCAATATTTTTTGTTGCAATTAAATACTTTTGTTGCAATGAAGCTATTTGTTTTGTAATTGCTACATCATTTGAAATTTGTTGAACAAAACTCAATGGAACATTAACATTTGACATCATAACATCATTTTTTGTTACAAGCTTAGAATAAATTCGTACTCTAATCTTCAAAATATTTAACTTAATTAAATCATATAGTAATGTTGCACACCTAAAACGAAACGTATATTTTTTATCATCATTATTTGATTCATCTATCGACATCAATGTCGCATATGTCGTATTATCGATAGATAAAAATTTTGTTGTACGTGGTGATTTATAAAACATATTAAATACCTTCTAAGAAAAAACAACAGTAAATAAATGAATAAAAGTGTCATCACCATTTTGATCAACAAATACTTTACCTACAAAAAAAACATGCCACCATTTTACTGTTTGATTGTCATTCCACGGATGTCTTCCATAATCGATGACATCAAGTTTTTTTACATCACTGTTAGAAATTTCAAAAAATTGTCCAACAATATTATTTTTTTGTGACGTACGATTAAATCTAATTTCTTTAGAAAACCCACTTTTATCATAAAAATCTATTTCTTGCACAATATCATTAATAGATAAACTTTCTAGTAATCCCATTGGAACATAATTACCTAATAAATTTGTTGTTATAGATGTTGATAATTTGTTATGAGGGGGCAAAAATTTAAAATTTATAGCATTACTTAAACGTGGATCACTAATTAAACCTTCAACGTTTGTTAGTTGATTGTACGTTTTAAACTTATTTGGTATAGGTAAACCAACATTGATAGTAAATGTAATGTCGTTTGTTGAAACAACAAATTGATCATCGTCCAATAAACTTTCATGTGATCCAATGACACGTAACAATTTAAAATTATCAATCGATGATTGTAATAAATCATCTGCAAGAGACGAAAATGCTGCGCCTGTCGATGTCTCTTGTAAATTTGTTGAGCCAGATAAAATCGTACCCGACATCACTTGTGAAGTGTTCGTTATAATTTGACCGTTACTAACATTTATACCGTTTATATTTTTAAACGATTGTAAACGACCAGAGTCATTTGCTTCAAACATGATTGCATCTTGTGGTAAATTTGAAGCTTCAAAAAATATTCTATTCGAAGTGTCTTCACTACCAGAAACTAAATCTTCTTTGTAAAAAGTAGAATCATCTGAGAATGATGCATAACAAATTCGTAAATCTCCAGCAGCAATTTGTCTTTTACCTTCTTGCGTAACAAGAACATCAAAGACCCTAGTTTGACTATCTAAAATTCCAGACATCTAATAGTAAATTATATCATATGATGCATAATAAGTATGTTTTACATCGAAAGATTAGAATTTAAATTAGTACTATTTGAAAGGATTCGAACCTTCGAGGATTACAAACGATAGTAAACCGTGCGCCACGAGAAAAATCTCACATAAGCATTTATGAACCAAATAGTATATAAAATTTTATAATAATTGAGCTGCTTGGGTAGCCAACGCGCTTCTTTCACCTTTAAGTAAAGTAATATGTGCTGCTAGCGGAGAATCTTTAAATTTTTCTATAACATATGTTAGACCATTTGACATCTTGTCAAGATAAACTGCGTCAATTTGATCAACATCTCCACAAATTATCATTTTAGTTCCTTCTCCAACTCGAGTCATTATTGTCTTTAATTCTGCATGACTTAAGTTTTGTCCCTCTTCTACAATGAAAAATGAATCCGGAATAGATCTACCACGAATATGAGATATACTCGCTATTTCAATTACGCCTTTTTCCATCAATAAAGACAAATAAGGATCTAGAAACTGCCCGCTACTTCCTGCTTTTGGCCGTAATTGTTCTTTTTTCCCACCGCGATTCATAAGAAAATTTAAATTATCTGTCGTTGATGCTTGCCACGGCATCAATTTTTCAACCAATGTACCAGGCAAAAATCCCGTATCTTTTCCGACTGACTGAAGTGCTCTTGCGACAATCAATTTATTATAACGTTTTTGTGTACCCATAATTTTGTTTTGATCTAACCCGGCTGCCAACGCTAATAAACTTTTTCCGCTACCAGCAATTCCCGACAATGTCACTAATTTAATGTCTGGATCATAAAGTAACTCAAGCGAAAAATTTTGTTCTTTATTTCGAGGTTGTAAACCATAACAGTCTTTCATTTGTTTAATGACTTGTAACCTGTATTTATCACATGTTTTAAGCGCTCGAACAATTGTTGATCCACTTTGAACACCAAGCTCTTTGATTACAACTACTTGATTTGGATATAAATTCCATTCTTTAGGGGCGAATATTTCTTGTTCATTGTTATGAAGAGAGTCAATAAATTCTCTGGTTGATTCAACTACACATACTCCTGTGTACATATCATCAGCATTAGAAACTACACGACTTTTACGATAGTCTTCACATTTTACATTTATTGCATCACATTTAATACGTACATTTACATCCTTTGAAACAAGAATATATTGTGAACTATCACTGTCAACTTGCTGCAAGTGCTTCGCAAGAGCAATAATCATATTATCAACTTTTTCGCCCTGGAGTTCTAGAGGTAGTCTCTCGAGATCGTTTTTGTTTACACTCATCACTCGTAAGATACCACCGCCAAGCGTTTTTGCACCATCAAACAAGCTTCCTGCTTGGCGATATTCATCAAGTTTACGATTAATTTGACGAGCATTTGCGCCAACTTCGTCTTGTCGAGATTTATGTCTATCAAGTTCTTCAAGAACGGCAAGAGGAATGATAATATCATTTTCCTCAAAAGCATTCAAAGAATTAGGATCGGACAAAAGAACATTTGTGTCAAGTATATAAGTTTTTGTTACCATACAGTTTAAATTTTATTATATTTTTCTCATTAGAACACAACAAAAAGAAACAAAAAATTAATATCAAAAAACGCGTTTACATTTGAACAATAAATCGGTCATTTTATAAAATAAAAATATGGAACAAAAAAATCATTTACAAGTTTTATCGACAACATGTTTTAATGCACATAACAATCATAAAGTATGTTGCAATAAAAAATCATGTCGACAATGGATAAATTTTCCTAAACAAATGAATTGTACTCTTGTTGCAGCACATAATGGACCATTGACACTTGAAATGATCGGTGAACTTCTTGGTGGATTATCTCGAATGAGAATTTGTCAAGTTGTTACAATGATAAAAAACAAAATAAGAACTATGATTTCTTAGCTTCTTCTTTTTCTCTCTTAAGACGTTGTTTACGTTCTTTAGGAGTTTCTTCTATACGAGCATCTTTAATAATTAATTGACCTACATCTTCTTGTAAAGGTTGAATTTTTACTAAGTCTTCAGCAACAAAATGATCAATGACGTCATGTTCAACATGATTTATTTCAACACTAGTTGTAATGGAATCATCATTTAATTGTTCTTGATTTTCTGGTGTAATCTGTGTATCACCAGCGTTATCTATAGAAACATCAATAACCTGATTTTCGTTGACACTAAATTCTTGTACTAAATTTTTAACTTCTAATTCATTTGAAATTGGAAAAACAGGTTGAGTTTCTTCAGTTAATATTTCAATTTCAGGCGTATTTACGCAAGACGCGGGTTGAACTTCTGTTAAGATTTCAACGATATTGCTTTTAAACCCACGATCTCCACCAATAAGTTTATGTGGTTTATCGAGTGGAAGTTGTTTTTCAACAAGAGACGCTAACGTATGTCGAGGACTTGGCATAATAAATTTCCTTGTTTTAAATATTTTCTGGCTTACGATTTTTACCAGGTGTCTGACCTTTCGGACGAGTCGCGAGCCGTTTTGCTTTCGTTTGTTTGTCTGTCTCTGATGTCAACTTAATTATTTCCATTAACATTTGTCGAATTTCTCGTATTGCATGTCGCCAACGTACGCCTGGAATCAATTGCTTCTTGTATCCATTTTTAAATGCATCGATTGAACACTGATCCATTAACTTTTGAACTTCATCCCAAATCTCAAGCACAGGTGATGTTAAAATTTCTTTTTTTGTTCGTGACATAATATGATATTAATCATTATTTTTACATGTGTAAACACTTAAGAAAGTCTTTCGGCATCATTTTCTTAGTCATATGATAAAATTTATTCCAATCACTGTCTAGAATGTACGAAATTGCATAATCATTTTCGTTTCGAACAGAACGACCAAGCGCCTGAATTATTAACATTAATGTCGCATATTGATACCAATTTGGATCAAGTTTCATACGCTTTTGTACAACTTTATCACCTAAAAAAGGGTAAGGAAGCTTTGCAATTATCTGAAATCGTGATTGATCATCTCGAAGATCTACACCTTCCATCATCGATGGCGAGACAATAATTGATGGTTTTTTACACTCTGCATGTAATTTTAAAATCAAATTTCTATTTGATGCATCATGTGTAACAAGTCGTGGATCACCAATATTCTCTATCAAATATTTAGCAATACGAAAATTAGTCGTATGTATTATACCTTTTTCTGTTTTATGTTGATCAATAATTTCTTTTACAGCTTGAGCCATAATTGGCAACGTAGTGTCAATACATGCTCGAGACATGCTTCCAACATTCATAATATGAACAGGACGATTTTTTAATGCAAAAGGTGAAGGAATATTTAGATAAGCAACTTCACGTCTGTCTATTCCAAGAGTTTTACAAAACGCATCAACGTTAAGAATAGTCGCCGACATTAGCAAAATATTTTTGCCAAACGAAAATAAATGGTCGAACGTAAACGGTGACACATCAACAGGTTTAAACTCAAGCTTACGTAATGCTCTTTCAAAAGGTGGAACAATATTTAGTACCCAATTTTCTGTCGTAAATAGTTTTATTAGACGATTCACTTTACACATATGTTTATCAAGCAAATCGTGTCGACGAGCAAAATCTTGAAACGACTTAATCTTTTTCGCTGCATCAGTCATATCTTCAAGCGTACGAGCAACTTCAGCTACTTTTAGTTTAAGTGATGTAAGATATTTTGTTTTTACCCAATTGAATGCATCATCAACATCTTTGAACTCATTTGGCATCTTAAGATCAAGTTGTTGGTTTGCAAATCGTTCACTAATAGAAATCTCAACATGTGAACTAAGGCTTGCACATATTGTATGAGCTTCGTCACATACAAGCAATTCTCGTGGTTGAATATGACCAGCATATTGGGATTCTGCAAAGAAGTATGCGAAATTTGTGACACTATTTAACGCTTGAAGAAATATTTGCTTATCTTTTCTGTACGCACAATCACCAATGCAGTGCTTATATAATGATTTAAAAATATCATTTGCTCGCATCAAACGATGCACTTCGCCACACGTGATTTGTGGAGGAGGATCTTCGGTGTGCATACAACACACATATGACGTAGAACTTTTAATAGATTTCATTGCTAAATGATCACTGCCACCGAAATCATTTATATATTGTTCTTGCAAAGTCTTTTGTGTTGTCAAAAACCACGAACCGGCATGATAATTTGCTGTTGATTTTGTGTAACTTTGTAAATACTTTGATACAGTTACAGCAATAGCACTTTTTCCAATACCAGTTGCGAGATCCGCCGCCACATAATGTTTATTTTTATTTATAAATGCGTCAAGAATAAAATTAATAGCCGTTATTTGCTCTTGACGAGGTTTCTCAAAAGGAAAATATTTTTCCCAATCTTTTTGCGTAATTTGCATGTGTAAATATTATATCATAACAAAACTCAATTTACACATACACAAACTTTAAATAATCTTATCAGCCAACCCTAATTCAATACATTTTTCAGCATTAAGATAAGTGTTCACTTTTTTACTCAACATATCGATAACTTGTTTTTTAGTAAGTTTTGTGTTTTGTGAAAGAAGTTCTATATACATTTCTTGTAACGCTTTTAATTCTTCACATTCATTTAACATTTCAAAAACATTTCCACGTGCTCCACCTGATAGAGAGTGGATCATTATCCGTGTAGATTTTCCAATTAAACGATGACCTTTTTCACCGAAAGAAAGAATTAATGAACCTGCTGACATCACTTTACCCATCGCAACAGTATACACTGGACACGGCAGAAATCTTATAATATCACACAATGAAAACATTTCGTAAACTTCGCCGCCGTAGGTTGATATGATCAAATGTATAGGCTCAATCGATATATTTGCAAGTTCAAGTAATTGTTGTTGGACAATATTAATACTTTCTTCAGTAACATCACCTGATAGGTACACAAGACGTGAAGGTTGTTGTCCTCCACCTCCCATCATAATTGTTTTAACAACATCGTTGCTAGATGAATCACACGACTTACATTGCATCTTAGAAGTGAATTGTCGTCCCATATTTTAATTTTATTACATATTTTTCATACGTTCATTTTTATTTTAAATGATCAATTTATTTTCTTCACTTTGAGTATCTTCGTCTGCTCTGTCTACCAAAAAAGTATTTGTATTTAATTCCCTAACACAGGTCGTAATTTCTTTCATATTCTCAATAGACTCAAGATTCATTGCAAGTTGATGTATGATCATTAATATCATTCGGTCATTGACACCAAATTGTAAGATTTCTTTGACAATATCACGAGAAATCGCATTCTCTTTTACGTCTTTTTCAGATTGAAATTCTCCTATTTTCATTGATATTATATTACTTCTTCTTTCGTGTATTGTTCTATTTTAAACAGATTTTTTCCATAAAAAGTAATATATTTACCTTGAAAAACGCCATCTATATTATCACATGATAACACTTCACAGTCTCCCCACAATTCGTTTTCAATGATAAAATTGATATGTTCCCACGCCGGCAAATCAAGTTCATACCTGTCTAACACAGATAATACTTTTTCTGGCAAATTTGTTTTTATATCGTCTATTGTCGTTAACGAATTTATTGAATCTTTACTTAAAATCTCAGATTTACAAATATCAGTTACTTTATGTACTATTCCACAATTATTACATTGCGAAAGTTTTACTTGCACTTTATCTGTTTCTTCATCAAGAACAGAAAAAACAATAAATTGATGAAACGGTGGATTCTGTTGTGATTTAAACTGTTGTAATACACAACGACAAGTAACTAAATGTTTTTGTCCCTTTAAACTCATTTAGCATCTTCTAAAAGTCTTGTTAAAGCTTTTTCAGAATTGCACCATGCATTGTCTAGTGACGAATCAATCAATTGATAAATCATATTCAAATCATTTGGTGATATATTCAACTTAGAAAGCATTAATGATTGTTTTAAATCGTCTTTTGCCATTTGAGAAACTTCTCGAAACGTTTTTAAAACTTTTCTTGAATCGATACCAGATTTTTTTGTAGATTTCATATTTTTATTATATATTCGTTGTAAAATTTTGTATATCAATTGGCACATAACACACAACCTATTTCATTTAAACGTTCATAAATCACAGGAACAAAATTTACTATTTCTTGTGCAGTCGCAGTTAACATTTTTTGATCATTAAATTCAATAACTCCGCTTGAAATAAAATTTCGATACGATCTTAAAAATTTATCAATTTTTTGTCGATTTGAAAGATAAAAAATATCATCACATAATTTAATCGTAACTAAATTTGATGATAAAGTTTTAATTCTTTTATCATAAAATGACACAATTTCATCATGTACTTTTGAACGTTTGTTCAATAATTCTTGAACATGTGTTTTTACTTGTTTATCACATTTTTTATTAATCAAAATTATTTTATTATTCGTAATTTCAAGTCGATCAACACTAGTTAAATCTTCGTAACGAATTGAACTAATTAATTGACCTTTCAATGAAGAAACTACGTCAGATAAAGAAATAACGGCAAGATCATTTAATGTGTTCATTCCTTCAAGATCGTATGGAACTTGTACCGGAACGACTCGTAATGTTCCCCTATTCCAATTTACAGACAACGTATTTAAAACATCATCAGACATTCCACGATGAAAAACAATTAAACATTCTTTTGACTCAGATGATTTTTCTAATAAAACATGTATTTCAGAAACATTTTCAACAAATCCGTCTATCATTATAAGTCGAGGATTAGCATAATTTCCAAAATATTTTGTGTCTTTCATTGGTAAATCAAATACAAATCCATTTATTTTTTCAATAATTGTTTTAAATTTATCGTTTCCTTTTTCAACAAGAATTTTACCGTTGAATCCCGACAAAGATATCGTATCAAATAAAATTGTTTTTAGTTTTAAATCAAACTTAAAATACTCCAATAACCATTCTAAATCTTTCAAATTTGTTTTCTTATTTTGATGTAAGTCAATTGTTTCTTGCATTAAATTAAGTGATTTTTGATCAAAAATATAATTTTGTAAAAATTTAAAAACTTCAATAAAAGCTCCAGCAGATTTTATTTCAGCTTCAATCGCTAAATTGATAACATATTTATATAATACATTTTTTATATTTGATTTTTCTTTATAAGAAACTAACAAATTTTCTATTTGAGAAAAACTTTTTGTTTGTAAAATATTTTCTTCAGAAACTAAAATTTTAATTTGTTTAAATAGATCTATAAGATCTTTTTGTATTTCATATTGAAATGCGTACTCAGAACATAACATATATTTTATTATAAACATCTAGAAATAATATGTTCATACATAATTTTATGTACATCTAATTTTAATGTGATTTGATCTAGATCAAGATCTCTAGATCAAGATCTCTAGATCAAGATCTCTAGATCAAGATCTCTAGATCAAGATCTCTAGATCAAGATCTCTAGATCAAGATCTCTAGATCAAAAAGTAAGATCAAGTAAGATCAAGTAAGATCAAGTAAGATCAAGTAAGATCAAGTAAGATCAAGTAAGATCAAGTAAGATCAAGTAAGATCAAGTAAGATCTCTAATTATTAGATATAAATGACTTCAACTTTTTACATAAAAATGTACAATAAATTCAAAATATGTTACATATAAAGTATGTTTAATATTCAAGATAGTTTATTTTCGAATATTTCGAAAACTTACAATAATATTTCAGAGAATTCTCAGATTGTGTTCGTATCAGACTATTTTATAGATGAATATTGTGGGGGAGCTGAGTTAACTTCCCAAGCATTGATCGATGAAATACCAACTAGATTTAAGATCGATCAAGTAAAATCAAGTAATCTATCTATAGAACTACTCCGACAAGCTCAAAATAAGTTACTTGTGTTTGGTAATTGGTCTCAACTTAATCCTCAGTTGATTCCTACAATCATTGCAAATATGAAATATGTTATGCTTGAGTACGATTACAAATATTGTAAACATCGTTCACCAGAAAAACATCTAAATATTGAAAATATACCTTGTGATTGTCATAATCAAACTCATGGAAAAATGGTGTCGGCATTTTATTATGGTGCCAAAGCACTTTTTTGGATGTCACAAAAACAAATGGAACGTTATCACCTTGTGTTTCCATTTTTGCAAGAAAAATTTAATCTTGTTTTAAGTTCAGTATTCGATAAAAAAACAATAGAAAATATTCGACAATTACGAACAACAGAAAAAGATGAAAAATATGTAATTCTTGGTTCAAATTCATGGGTAAAAGGATTTGAAAATGCAAAAGAATATGTAGATAATAATCGTTTATTATATGAAATCGTTTGGAATTTGCCTTATAATGAACTTCTAAAAAAACTTGCTTCTTCTAGGGGACATGTGTATTTGCCGGCGGGTGGTGATACGTGTCCTAGACTCGTCATAGAATCTAAATTACTTAATTGTGATCTTGTTTTAAATGAACATGTTCAACATAAAAATGAAACGTGGTTTAATCAATCAATTGAACAAATTGAAAATTATCTTCTTGAACGACCGAAAGTTTTTTGGAATGAAATTGAAAAAATAATTGATTATGTTCCAACACTTTCTGGTTACACAACAACTTACAACTGTGTTTTGCAAGAATATCCATATAAAGAATGTATTTCTTCGATGCTATCATTTTGTGATGAAGTATGCGTTGTTGATGGGGGAAGTACAGATGGAACTTGGGAACAATTGCAATCTTTTAAAACAATATTGGAATTGGAAGATAAAAGTATAGGAAATAAATTAAAACTTAAGCAAGTAAAACGTAATTGGAATCATCCACGATTTGCTGTGTTCGACGGCGCACAAAAAACAGAAGCTCGTAAAATGTGTGTAATGGACTATGTGTTGCAAATGGATTGTGATGAAACAATTTCTAGTTATCATTTTTCAAAAATAAAATCTCTTTGTGAAATGATGCCATCTCAAATTGATGTTATGTGTTTACCTGTTATTGAATGTTGGGGGTGTTGGAATAAAATTAGAATTGACTGTACACCGTGGAAATGGAGAATTTCTCGAAATAATCCAAATATCATACATGGAATTCCAAAACTGCTCCGTATGTATGATGAAAATGGTGATTTATATGCACGACCAGGAACGGACGGTTGTGATATGATCTATGAAGATTCTGGCGAAATTGTTCCAAATGTAAATTACTGGAATAATGATCTTGAACAGTTACGTAGAATCGCACTTTCTGGAAACAAAGAAGCATTACAAAAATATGAACAAATTATAAATCAAATTATTAAAGAACTTCCAAGTATATTTCATTATTCTTGGTATAATATTGAACGTAAAATTAAAACATATAAAAATTATTGGCAACGTCATTGGCAAAGTTTAACAAATCAAATAGTCGAAGATACTTCTGAGAACAATATGTTTTTTGATCTTCCATGGTCACAAGTGACTGACGAAATGATTAAAGAAAAAGCTATAGAACTTAAAGAAAAGTGTTCTGGACATATTTTTCATACGAAATTTAAGGGACAATTTACTCCCGGAATTAAGATTAATAATATTGAACAATATATAAAAACTTTATGATATTTGATCATGATCAACAATTTTATGCTTACTATGATACCATTGAAGAAACTGGTGAAATAATTTATTGTGGTAAAGGAACAAAATATAGATCTAATATTGATATTTCGCCTTTACGTAATAAAAAATATAATAATATTCAAAAAAATCATAAAATTATTCGAACAAGAATTCCAACGCTAGATGAAGATTTAGCTCTTAAACTTGAAGACTGGTTAATGGAATATTACCATACGTGGGTTGATGATCCTTTAGCAACTGAACACGCTTGTAACATCGATGGACCTGGAACAAATAATGGATGTAAAAGTCGATCACAAGAGACACGTAATAAAATTGGTAAATCGCAAAAAGGTATTAAAAGATCTGAAGAAATTAAACAAAAACTTAAAAAACCTAAATCTAATGAGCATAAGCGTAAATTACGTATAGCTCAAACAGGTAAAAAACAACCTGATATCGTTTTATTAAAACTTCGAAAACCTGTGATTCAATTAAATTTAGATGGAACAGAAACAGGCAATATTTATTCATCTATATTTGAAGTAACACAATTAACCGGCATTAGTAATATTTCACGTTGTTGTTTGGGAAAAAGAAAACAAGCAGGTGGATTTATATGGAAACACTTGCAAGACTGGCATAAAGATATGCAAATTGTTCCGATTGAACAATTTTTTATTGTACAATATGATAAACAATTAAATTATATCAATAAATTTGATTCAATACAAGATATTGCAAAAATATTAGGTTTTAAACAAAATAACATTTTACAATGTTTGTTAAAGAAACATAAAACAGCATATGGATTTATATGGAACAAAATAAACAAAAAAGATTTTATTGAAAGTGAAAATAAATAATATGTTAACAATAGGCATCACGTCGTATAATAGAGGCAAATATCTTGATGTGTTACTCAATTCTCTCGAAGAAGAATGTAAAGTACATAAACATGAATTGATTCTTGTTGATAACTTTTCTACAGAAAAAAAAGTATTTGAAACTATTGAATCACACAAAAATATAATCACTCATTTTGTTGATCGTGGAAAAAACAAAAATGAAAAACAAGATTATATTAACAATGAATATGAAGCTAAAAATATAATAATTGAACGAGCAAAAGGTCAAGTAATTTTATTTCTTCAAGACGATCTTCAATATATTGCTCCTTGTGGATCGATTCTTGAGTATGCATCATTTTTTAATTTTTCTCATGCAGAGTGTATGACTGTTAATGCTGTTCGTAAATCTACTATTCAATCACAATTTACGAATAACTTGTACGACGATATGACGAATATTTTTACGTTTCGACAAAATCCTCAACATTTCCATACTATGGGATTTTTTCGTTCAAGAACATTTAAAAAATTGGGTAAATATGTGGTTGATTGGCCTTGCGAACAACAATTTTGGGGTCATAGTGAAGATGTATATGATGCTAAAGTAAAAACAATGTTCGATAATATGAAAGTAAAACATAAATGTATTTCTTTGCAAACTTATGTACCGTTGTTTGTGCCGGTATGGAATGATCCACGTGGTGGATATGCGTTCTTACGTGATAATAAACGTTATGGTATATATATTGGACCTATTGAGGGCGAAAAATTACTTTATCATCAATTTTCTAAAGAAGAATTTAATCAATTACGTTTATTAAATCAACCACTTTCGTTCGTAGACGTAGCAAAACCAATTGGTTGGTCATATCCTGTTGATGTAAATGGTGATCAGATCAAATACCCACAAAGTAAAGTTATGATTGAGGGCCCGATAAGTGAGATTAATCAATGAGTAATGAAGAAAATCGTTTTGTTATTATTTGTCCGATGTATAATTGTAGTTCAACTTTAACTCGACTATTACATTCACTTTTTGGTCAAAGTTATTTCAATTGGAAACTGATCTTATTAGACGATATGAGTGATCAACAAGACCGCGAAGAGTGTGCACGAATAATTACGACATTTAAAACTCTACGAAAAACAGATTGTAAACGGGTAAAAGTAGTTTGGAACGATCGTAAAAAGTGGGAAATGGAAAATGTTCTTTATGGGATAAAAGAATTTACTCTCGATGAAGATATAATATGTCGTTGTGATGGAGATGACTGGCTCACAGATTTAGATGCACTTTATATTATTAATCAATATTACATTCAAACAAAATGTGATGTTGCTTGGACTATGCATCGTTGGGACTTCACAGACAATAATATTTCAGGTCCAATGCAATCTGGCGTTGATCCATATAAACAACCCTGGAAAGCATCTCATTTTAAAACGTTTCGTAAACATTTAATTAATGATATTCCATACGAAAATTTTCTTAATCAAAATAGTGAACTTGTTCGACGTTGTGGAGACCAAAGTTTATTTTTGCCAATTCTATCAAAAGCACAAAATGCTGTTTTTATTCCGCGAGTTATGTATCATTATTCGATTAAGTTTGAAAAAGAAACATTTCATTCTGATGATGCTAAATTTCAAAAAGAAGAAGCAGAATTCATTCGAAATCGTGGGTATGTGTCATCAGGTGAATCTTGGGATAAAATGATCAAATGTTAAAAGTTTATATCAATCGTAATCCTGTCATGGGACCCTTTGGGGGTGGGAATATGCTATTACAAGCATTTTATCGCTACGCTCAACAAAATGGATTTCAAATTGTTGAATTAAAGTCTCGACATGAGCGATATTTTGAACAACAAAACATTCCTGATGTTTATTTTTGTATGTCACCGCATGCAGATGAAACAAACTTATCTCTTATTGACATGTACCAATTTCAACAGATGAGACAACAAGAATATCATATCAAGCCTCCAATTGTTTTACGAGTGAATGAATGTGATGCTCGAAAAGCAACACAAGGTGTCGACAAACTATGGTATGATGTCAGCAGTATTGTTTCTAGTACGATCTGGGTTTCAGACTGGTTAAAACATTATTTTTGGAAGTCTATTGGATGGCAATGTCGAGATGATAAAATTTTACGTAACACAATCATTGTAAATGGTGTAGATAAAACAATTTTTAAATCTAACAAAAAGTTTAACAACGGAAAAATTAACATTACATGTCACCATTGGTCAGATAATAATCTCAAGGGTTCTGATTATATTAAATGGCTCGACGATTACACAGGAAAAAATAGTGATAAGTATAGTTTTACCTTCATTGGACGCACGAAAGTAAATCTCGTTCATTCTCGCCATATTCCACCATTATTCGGGAAGCAATTGGGCGATGAAATTGGAAAATATGATGTATATATAAATGCAAGCAGGTTCGACCCCGGACCGAACTCTACGATAGAAGCGATCAGTTGTGGGTTACCTACGTATGTGCATTCTTGTGGAGGAGGTAGCGTTGAGTTCGCCGGAAGCGATCATGTTTTTTCTAATGAAAATGAACTTGAACAAATATTGAATAATACATTACAGTCTAATCAAACAAGTTTTCTTTCATGGGAACTTGTTATGAAACAAATTTTTGATCACTTGAAAGAAATATATTATGTCACAAAATGTTGATAAATTAAATGAAACAATGAATAAACTTCTTGTTGAACGACTAAAGACCTTTGCGGGTAAAGATTTAAATGATGAAAATTGTATTCGAATTTATCAAGAGATCTTCCTTTCTGTTCAGGAGATTATTCTTGCAATTCCAACAATTGCAAAAGACATAACACATGATTGTGTAAACTATATAAGTCAAGCTTTTTACGATCTTACTGAAGTGAATCATAATCAAGAACTTAATCCTAATATTTTTGATAAACGAGTTCGAGCAAGTGAATTATCTAACAAAGATCTTGTGTTTGCAGCTATGTTTTTAAAAGACACACAAATAATGCCTGAAATTGTTGTTACATTGAAGAAAAGATCATGAAAATCTATTTTGATAATGTAAATTTTGCATCTCGAACAGGTCCAAATACATTTGCGACTCGTTTGGCAAAACAATTACATTTAATGGGACATGATCCATTTACTTCGTGTGAAGATTATGATATTGCAATAGTTTTTATTCAACCAACGTCTTATCTTAATTTAAAAAAACCTTTTGTGCAACGGTGTGATGGAATCTGGAGCAAAAAAGAGAATTTTCAACAAAATAATTCAGGAATCAAATGGACTTATGATCATGCAAATGCAGTTGTGATCCAATCGCGTTTCGATTTTGAATTTATTAAAAAACATTTTGGATGGCAAAAACAAGAAATTCGTATCATAGGAAATGGAATAGATTTTCAAGAAATAATTGATGCAAATAAAAAAAATACATTAAGTTTAAAGACATTACGTAGTAATTATAATCAAATTCTTGTCGCGTCTTCAAACTGGCATCCACAAAAACGTCTTGATGTAAATTATGAGCTTTTTAAACATATTCGACAACAAAACATAAAAAATGATAATACATGTTTGATTGTCATGGGTAGTAACGCGCATCTTCCAGAAGATAAGACAATAAGACCACATGTGTTCATGACGGGAGATCGTGAACACGAAGATTGTTTGCAGATTTATTCTCAAAGCGATTATATGTTACACATGTGTTTTGGAGATCATATGCCGAATACGGTGTGTGAAGCTGTTGCGTGTGGACTACCAATTATTTGTTCAAATGTCGGGGGAACAAAAGAAATAATCTATACATCTAACGGCGACTTTGGTTTTAAAATCAAAGAAAAAGAAAACTTTAGGTTCGATTTGTTCGATTATGATTCGCCTCCACAAGTTGATGTAATACAATTTAAAAGATTTGATCCTAAAATTGATCAATTTAAAAATGAAGCTCAACAACGTCTTAACATAAAATTTATTGCAAAACAATATGAACAACTTTTATTGAGTTTAATATGAAAAAACTAACACCAGAACAACGAAAATATCAACAAGCTTGTAAAAAATTGATTAAAGCTCAACAAGATCGTGATGATGCGTTGAGACTTATGCAAAGTACTTGTAATCATGATTTTATTGCTCGAGCATATAAAAGTATTGAAGATGTTGGCACAGAATGTGATTATTTTGAGTATCGAGTGTGTTGTGATTGTGGAATAAGCGAGCAAGATAAAAATGATTTTCTTGGATTTTTAACATTAAATCATGTAAATAAAAATATTTCATTAGATGAATTTTATAAACTTGTGAATCGATAATTTATGAAAATTTTTACATTACGTCCCAACGAAAATTGGATTTGTGATACAATTGCGAATGAATTTGATCAATTTATTGGTCAAGTTTCTACACGCAATGCTTACGAATCAGACGTAGTTTGGCTTTTAGCTGATTTTTGTTGGAATCAAATTCCATATGAAATGTTAAAAAAGAAAAAAGTCGTTGTAACTTGTCATCATTATGTCCCGTCCAAGTTTGATGTGAATGTGCAAAGAGATTTTAAACGACGAGATGAAATAGTCGATCTTTATCATGTTCCAAATGAACGGACAAAAGAATTTATTCAACAATACACAAAAAAACCAATAATCATGATTCCTTATTGGATCAATCTAGATTTTTGGAAATTACCAAAAAATGTACATGAAGATAATCTAAGATCAATTGTAAGAAACAAACTTAATTTACCACATGATAAATTTCTAATCGCTTCCTTCCAACGAGACACAGAAGGTAGTGGAATATCGCAAGGAATTTATCTCCCAAAAATCGAAAAGGGTCCAGATACGTTTTGTGATTTGGTTGAATATGATCATCAAACAAGTGAAAACGTTGAAGTTCTTCTTGGTGGCTGGAGGAGACAATATGTTATAAGTCGTCTCGAAAAGATGAACATCAAATATCACTATTTTGAACTTCCAACAAAAGAAACGATACGAGACATGTATATTGTATCTAGTTTATATGTCGTTGGATCTCGTTACGAAGGTGGACCTCAAGCAATACTTGAAGCGGCAGCACTAAAAACACCGATTATTAGTACACCTGTTGGTCTAGCAGAGCAAGTTTTACATCCATCGTCGATCAATCGAGATTTGACACAGTGTATTGTGAACAATGAGATGATAGAATATGCTTATAATAATATTGTTGAAAATTTTGATATAAAGAAAGTGATTCCACAATATTTGAAAATGTTTGAGGAGATATAAAAATGAAAGAACTAATCTTAGAAATTGTGCAAAACAAACCAGGTGAACCTTTTGTCTTAAGAAATCAAGAAACAAAAGAGGAAATTAAAAATATCGAAGATCCAGAAGGAGCATATTCAATATTTCAAGTGCTCAAATCAGGCGATCAAAACGAATATTATAATGAACAAACAAACAAAGTATTTAAAATGTCAAGAGACAATTTATTAAATGAACTTTTGTTGTTAGAGGGTGATGTAGTCATTCATAAAAATACAAAAGGAACAAAAGATTTTCTTGAGTATCATTCAAAAACATGGTATACGTCTAGACGACAAATAAATAATTGTTTAAATTTAGGTCGTTTTATAAAAGTTTATCCTGGGGTTGCTAAATGTTGTGAATGCGCAATTGAAAGATTATAAAACATGTTCTTAATAAATTTTTTCATAAATACTTATAATACGATTTTTAATCCACCTTCACAGTTACAGTTTGATGAAGATGGTGATTTAATAAATTGGGTAGGAATAAAAATAAAATCATTATCAAGAAATATCGGTCCACGTTGATTGAACAACAAGATATTGATTTGATACTATTTATATAAGGAATTTTTATGACAAATAAATGCATAGCCTGCCTCGGTCAGGGCTTCGTTGGAGGTTCTCTCGCCACTGTTTTCGCTTCAAAAGGATTTGACGTATATTCATATGATAAAATGGGAAAACATGGTGAAAATGTAACTCCTTGTAATAGTTTAATTGAACTTGTTCATACTGTTGAAGCAATAAAAACATTTTCTGGAATTTATTTTCTTTGTTTACCAACGCCTATGTTACCTGATGGTGATGCTGATCTTTCTATCGTTGAAAGCGTTCTTAATGAATTATCACAAATAGCTGGTGAACGAACTGTCGTGATAAAATCAACGGTTCCACCAGGAAGCACGGAACGTTGGAATAAAGAATATACCAATTTACATATTGTATTCAATCCCGAATTTCTTGTCGAAGCCACAGCATTGCACGATATGTTAAATCAAACACGTATCGTGCTTGGTGGTCCTCGTCCTTGGATAAACAAAGTAAAGTTTATTTATCAACAAGCGTTTCCGACAGTTCCAATTGTTAAAACTAGTTCAACAAACGCTGAATTAACAAAGTATGTTACAAATTGTTTTCTTGCAATGAAAGTTTCATTTGCAAATGAAATATATCAAATATGTCAAAAACTTGACGAGCAAGGGCTAAATGCTGACTATGATCGAGTCATTGAATGTGCTACGCTTGATCCGCGATTAGGAACAAGTCATTGGCGTGTACCTTCATTTGAAACAGACGAAAATGGTCAAGCACTATACGGGTTCTCGTTATCGTGCTTTCCCAAGGACTGTAATGCCTTAATATCATTATCAAAAAAGATTGGCGTAGATCCAAAGATGCTGAGCGCAACTTGGTTAAAAAACCTCGAAGTTCGTCCAGGAAAAGACTGGTGCAAGATGCTAGGTCGAGCTGTTAGTGAAAAGAAGTAATGTCTCCTCTCGCTTTTCTTCAAAAAATTGATCCTACACCTGAACAAGTTCTTCGTGTTCTTGATTTATGGCCTACAACTCCCATTAATGTAGAACTAATTTGTGAAAAATTAGGAATCGAATTAAACTTTGACAGTCTAAATAAACTAACACATCATGGAAAACGATTTCAAATTGCATCAATAATTTGTTACTACGTGAAAAGCACTATGAACCCAAACAGTTTTGCAACTGAACTTCTGATGCCTCATAAAATTGTTTCTAAGTGTATTGGATTACAAGCGTCTGAAGTCGCTCAAATATTTGGTGTAACACCGCAAGCAGCAGAAATTAGGTTGATGAACTTGTAGGAGAAAAAGTAATGTGGCCATTTAAAAAGATAAAAGATAAAAATGAAGATAATATACGAAAAATACTACGAAATACAATTGAACAATATGGGTGGAGTTCATTGTCACAAGAAGAATTAACAAGTGTTTTTGAAATAATAAAAGAACAAAATCTAATAAATAGAATTATTGATTATCTTCAAAAGTATAACCCATGAACACTTTTTCACAAAACATAATAAATCTTCTTATCGTTCACAACAACGACAATTATCTTGATTTTAGAGACGGTTCATTGATACCTGATGATATTGATGAGTCGTATAAGACAGAAGACGATTTTAACGAAATTATTTGTCTTGGATGGGTGATCAAATCAAAACAAGGCGGTCCATATACTAGAATTGAAATGACTCCTTTTGGTGAAAAAATAATCAAAGAAATTTTTGATGTGTGTAAGAAGTTCACGCAAGGTATATGATTGGTTTATGGAAGATCTTTCAGAAATAGAAAAACTACTTTTTGCTTCTGCGTTTGCTCAAGCAATTTTAATGAAAATAAGTGAAGCAGAATCAATGAATTTTGCCATCAAAGTCGTGGAATCATATCGATATATTTTACCAAGAACATGGGAATATGATCGACTATGATCTACATATGTGACAACGCTCGACATCTAGTTTGTCTTCCATTTTCTATTGATAATCTACATCAAATGGCGATAGATCTTGGAATAAAGCGTTGTTGGTTTCATTCCAGTAGTAAGTTTCCACACTATGATATTCCAAAAAGACGTATTAATGAAATTATGTCCGTGTGTAGAATAGCGTCGACAGAAGATATAATAAAGATTATCAAAAAGGAATTAACAAATGTCTGACGAACTAGATACTTGGCAACAAAAAGTTGAAGAGTTAAAGCGAGAAGGTTATCATGTTATCGCTCCTAATAATCTTCCAATTCGATGCATTATGGCTGACGGTACGATGAAAGAACATGAACACAGCGACCATCGAGACTATAAATTTCCTGTGATGTGTGAGTATATCGGTGGAAAGAAAGAAGATTATAAGTGGTGTTGTGGTGATGGAACTGAATCGCAGATGGATGATACCGACATTTGGGAATCTGAACACGAAGAACACGCGTTTATCTATACAGAAGGTTCAATAGTTGTTACTGTGTACGAAACTTGTAAAGCAATGTGGAATTTAAGCGATGGCGAGTGTGTGGGTGGACATCTTTGGGAAAAATGGGATAAAATGAATAAAAAAGGTTGGCGAATAAACGAAGAAAGTTTAAAGAAGATTAAGGAATATTTTCAAAATGTCAAATAAATCAATAACTTTACGTGAATTACTAAAACTTTTAAATGAAATTCCAGAAGAAAAATTAGATTATGAAGTCTGGTCAAATTCTGATGGTAATTATATTGCGAATGTCATTGTTCAATTAAATATTAATGATGATTATAAAACAATCGAATTAACAACAGAATAAAATGAAAAAATATCAAGAACATAAATTTATTATTCCATTTCCCGCTGCTAGAAAAAATGAAGCTATTCAAGCTACAAATGATGCATTTAAAATGATTTGTAAAAAACGTATTTCACGTTCAGTATATCGACAAGCACTTAAGCAATTTTTGAAAGAGTTTAATATCAAATGAAAAAAATATTTAATAAAATCTTTGATTGGCATGTTCCAAGTGCACTTCCTAGTAGAATGTTTCCAAACAAGGGAAAAGAAAATGAATATACGTGGGAAGATTGGCGTGAAGATATGATCAAAAAATTTCCAATTAAGTATCATTTAATGGAAACAATTCCAAATGAATTATCTTATTACAAATCTAAGTGTAATAAATTTCTTTATTTTCTAAAGTCTGTTACATACAAGAAACAACATTTACTTGATCTTCGCCAACCTAAGAATATATGTTATCAATTTGAATATCGTTATGGGTATTCTGACGTTCGTCAAAAATTTATTTATGCTAACCTTAATCTTCTTTGTGAATTTGTAAAAGAACACGGCGGGATAAGAAAACTTCAAGAATACACAAAAAATTTACGAAATAACAATGAAGAAAATCATAATGAAAACTGGATCAAATTTTATGATGTTGTTATTGAAACGTATGACTGGTGGAAGTTTCAATTACCACTTAAAATAAAAGAACTTGAAGAAATTTCAATTGATAAATATCTTGACAAAGAAAATGAAATAGAAAAAGAAATTAACGATAAAATTAAATTAATGATTGACTATCGTGAATATTTTTGGGTTTAAATTTATTTTGTACATGTAAGTTTTTTATATTAAAATTAATGTAGATGAAAATTGTTCGTTCTACAAAATTATCTCTAAAATTCTTAAATAAACAAAAAAGGGAACAAATTCATCTTTTTATTGACGAATATCGTCGAGTTGGTCAAGTAATTTGTGATCAATTATGGGCTGTTCAACAGCTTCCCAAATTTATTGACATAAAAACATTAAATGTACACACTTGGTTAAGTGTAACAGCACTGCAATGTGTTTCCAAACAAGTCGTTGGAATCATAAAAGGGACTCGACGATCAGGAAAAATCACAAATAAAATTCCAACAAAACCAAACGTTCAAGAAATTAATCTTGAACTCGACACTCGATTTATTAAGTCAATGAATTTTGAACAAAATGGAACAAGTTTTGATGGATGGATTTCATTAAAATGTCTTGGTAATAAACTAAAAATTACTTTTCCTCTAAAGAAAACGAAACATTTTAATAAGTTAAACGAAAAAGGAACGATTCGAAACTGTGTTCGTTTAACAAAACAAGGGATTCATTTAATATTCGATTTTGAAGTTGAGAAAACAAAATCACAAAATAACATAGGAATTGATGTTGGAATTAGTGACGTCATTTCACTTTCAAATAATCAAATTATTTCAAAACATCCACAAAATTGGACACTTTCGAAAATTTTACAAAAACTTTCAAGACAGAAGAAAGGCTCGAAAAATTTTAAACAAACTCAAAGTTTAAGAGAAAATTTTATCGGTTGGTCAATAAATCAAATTAATTTTGATAATGTTGGATCAATTTCGATAGAAAATATTAAAGACATAAGACGAAGCAAGAAGACTGACAGATTTCGATCTCATTGGACTTATACACAAATTTTTCGTCGTTTGAACCTAAAAGCTGAGTCACTTGGTGTCCAAGTGACGAAAGTTGATCCAAGAAATACTTCACGGAAATGTTCAAAGTGTGGTGAAATTGACAAGCGTTCGAGACGTGGCAAAAAGTTTAAGTGCATTTTATGTGGATTTGAACTTGATGCTGATGTGAACGCTTCAAGAAATATCGAATTTCTCGGTAGGGAGTATACAATCCCCTGTGTTAAAAAATAAATTAAATTGTGGTGTCTATATAAAACAAAATTTTAAGATTTGTGTAATTTCTTGTCTTATATAGTATAATTAAAAATATCGATGACAATTGATTCATTTTGATTCAAGTCATCTTTTTACGAGGAGTAAATTAAAATGGAAAAATATGGCGTCTATATCGGTAGATTTCAACCTCTACACAATGCTCATTTATATACAATGAAGTTTGCGCTTGATCGCGTAGAAAAGCTTATCATTGTAATTGGTTCAACAACTACGTCTAAGTCGATCAAAAATCCTTGGACCAGCGTAGAACGACAAAAGATGATTCTTGATTCGTTAAAAGACGAACATAATATTGATTCATCTCGAATCATTTTTGTTAATGCAATCGATTATCTATATAATGATAATTTGTGGACAACGGCATTACAAACAAATATTTCATCTATAATTGATGACGTTGATCAAGACAAAGTAATCTTGTTTGGACACGATAAAGACAAGTCTACGTTTTATCTTCGACTTTTTCCAAATTGGTTACACGTAGATTTTGGTGAGATTAAAGCATTCAAGAACATCAATGCAACTATGATTCGTAATGCATTTTTTTCTGGTGCTCTAAAAGATGTTCGAACGTTTATTCCAAACAAAGTATATGATTTTCTAGTACACGATATAAATACACCGAACTATATTCGATTAACAGACGAGTATAATCATATACAAGAATATCGATCTTTGTGGTCTGTTACACCTTTTCCACCTGTCTTTGTTACGACAGACGCAGTCGTAATTAAGTCTGGACATGTTCTTGTTGTACGTCGTAAAGTAAATCCCGGCCAAGGACTTATTGCGCTTCCTGGTGGATTTTTAACACAAGATGAATTCATCGTTGATGGTATGCTTCGTGAACTCAAAGAAGAAACTGGAATCGCCCTACCAAAAGATGAATTAAAGAAACGTATCGTTGATCAACGTGTGTTTGATCATCCCAATCGTTCACTTCGTGGTAGAACAATTACACACGCATATTGTATGAACCTTGGTGTCGGTGATTTACCGAATGTAAAAGGCCAAGACGATGCAGACAAAGCGTGGTGGATGAGCTTACGAGACGTAAATCGTAACGAAGAACTGTTCTTTGAAGATCATTTTCATATCATTCAACATTTTGTGCACAAGTTTTAGATTTCGTAACAGATAAATCAATTATCTATCGAATAAAATAAGGAGATTATTATGAATAATTTAAGTATGTTAGCGTTAAGTATCGTTCTAGATACAGACAGTTATAAGTGCTCGCATTGGAAACAATATCCTAAAAATACAACAAAAATGTATTCTTACCTCGAATCGCGAGGTGGTAAATATAATAAAACAGTTATGTTTGGACTTCAATATTATTTGAATGAATATCTTACAAAACGAATTACTGTTGCTGACGTTGAAGAAGCGAAAGAATTTGCAGAATTACATGGTGTTCCATTCAATTATGAAGGTTGGATGAGAATTGCAACTGTTCTAGAAGGAAAATTACCCGTACGTATTAAAGCTGTTCCAGAAGGTTACATTATTCCTGTAAAAAATATTTTAATGTCGATCGAAAGCACAGACGAAGAAACTTTCTGGGTTGCAAATTGGCTTGAAACATTATTGTTACGTATTTGGTACACGATCACTGTCGCAACTCATTCTTATCATATTAAACAAATTATCAAAAAGTATCTTGATAAATCGTCTGACAATACTGACAGTGAATTGTTGTTTAAACTTCTGTTGTTTAAACTTCATGATTTTGGTGCGCGCGGAGTCACTTGTCAAGAACAAGCTATTCTTGGTGGAATGGCACATCTTGTAAATTTTATGGGAACTGACACCATCGCAGCGTTATGGGGCGTTCGTAAATACTATGATGAAAAAATTGCTGGTTTTTCTATTCCGGCGTCTGAACATTCGACTATGACAATGTATGGACGAGATGGCGAAGTCGATGCAATGCGAAACATGATCAAACAATACGGTGATGGTAATATTTTTGCTTGTGTTTCTGATCAGTATGATTTCTTTAATGCATGTCGAAACATTTGGGGCGGCGAACTACGAGAAGAAATTCTTAACATGAAAGCCACACTCGTTGTACGACCAGATAGCGGTAATCCTGTCTATTGCATCGTCGCAGGGCTTAAAATTTTTGACGAAAAATTTGGGAGCACAATCAATAGTAAAGGTTATAAAGTACTAAATAAAATTCGTATGATTCAAGGAGATGGTATCAATGAAAAGGACATTGAAAATATCTTAAAAGCTGTATTAGCGGCAGGATTTAGTGCTACAAACGTAAGCTTCGGCATGGGGGGTTCGTTATTACAAAAAGATATCAATCGTGATACACAGAAATTTGCCTTTAAATGTTCGTGGGCAGTTGTTGACGGAAAAGAAATTAATGTCTATAAAGATCCGGTAACTGATCAAGGTAAGAAATCTAAGAAAGGACGATTAAAGCTTGCTCTAATAAGTGAAAATTATGTTCGTACGCTTCCAGAAAATGGTACTGGTCTAGATCTTCTCGAACTTGTTTATGAAAATGGAGAAATTAAAAAAGAATATACGTTTAGTGAAATTCGAAAAAATACAGAAAAAGTATTCGAACAATATGAAGGATGGGTTGATCAAGATTGTTATTAATTGTTATAATTAATTAAGTGATTCCTGATAAACATAGTTACAAACCGACGATTACTCAAACATTACGTAATGAGATCGTCGGTTTTGCTCGTGGTACATTTCTCGAGATTGGTTGTGATATTGCGTACACAACAGAATCATTAATTCCTTATTTTAGTAAACTTGTTGCGATTGATATTGATAAAAGAAGAATAGAAAAGGCGCAATCTCGATTTCAAGACGATAAAGTTCAATTTATTGTTGGCACATGTTTAGATATTCCAGTTGATTTATATGATGTTGTTCTTATTGATGCGGCTCATGATTACAAAAATGTGATGAATGATTTTCAAAATGTATATGAAAAAAATAGTGCAAATAAATTTATCGTAGTGTTTCATGATTATGGGCTTACTAAAAGTGGCGTTAAACAAGCCGTTGAACAGATTTCAAAAGATTATGATTGTACATTTACTTTATGTGGTGAAAAAGAAAAGTGGAATCCACATGGTGGAACAATATTCGATTATGAAGCAGCAAAAATTGAGATAAACAAATAATTTTCTCTTGTGTACAAACAAAAATCGTAAAGTATAATATTAACATCACATATTAATTTTAACATGTGTGAATAAAAGAGGGATAATGATGAATAAAATCAAATATTTGGTTGTATTACTGTTAACACTAATTGCTTGTTCTGGTACAAATTCTCTAACAAGTGAAGACGTTGGTGAAATTAGTTTGAATTTGTTAAACGTACCGAGTGAAGTTCAATGTCTACGTATCACAGCGTCGAATTCAATTCGTACTGTCGAACGTGATATTCCACTAACAACTTCGACTGGAGGAGCTGGTGGTGTAAGTAATGTTGCTGATGAAACGCCACTTCAAGGTCTACCGACGGGTGATGTCACAGTTAGTGCTAATGCATATGATGTGACTTGTGAAAACATTGTTTCAACGACAATTCCTACGTGGAAAAGTTTTCCACTTACAGAAGATGTTGAAATTGTTGAAGGCATTCCATACGCGTGGGAACTTGTGTTAAGGCCAAATGGGTATGTTGAACCAAGTGTTGATTGGCAAAGTGATGAAGTTGTTGTAACACCACCCGTAAATGAAGACGTACAAAACTGGTTAGCAACACAAAATTCTGGTTGGTGTAGTAATTCTCTTAATAAACACATAAATATTTGTGGAAATGTAACATATTGTACAACAAATCCACCTATGGGTACATACACAAATGGTATTTCAATTGATTTGGGATTTTATTGGGACGGTACTGATACAGGTAATTTACTTGAAGCAGGTGGTGACAACATAAATAAATTAACAATATCTGTGTCAGCTACAACAAATATTTTGCACGTGTATCAATTAAATTCTAACATTATAGATGTTCAAATATTGCCAGGAAAACATTTAATAAGTTATTATAATGATTCAGCAAATGTTAGACTTTATGTTGATGGCATATTAACAATAAATCAAATTAGTACAAACGTATTAACATTATCAACAACGCAAGGACCAGGATTTGTTTTGGGATCTCGAATGTCAACAGAATCTCCGGTCTCACAATCATCATGGTTAAAATTTGTACCATTCTTTTTTCATCTTAGAAATACAACGACACCTTGGAATTTTAATAATGTTACATCACAACAAACTTCAACTGTTGTTTTATTAAATTCAACAACAATCAATGGTTCAAATTGGAACACTGTCGTTGGAAGTTTAAATGCTTATGCAGCGAATGGATTAAGTTGGGTATCAAATTTTACAACAAATTGTAACTAAAAGTAAATAATACTATAATGTAAACAAAGCGTCGATTAAAATCGACGCTTTGTTATTTTAAAAATTTCCAATATAACTAAATCTTTTATATGAATCAATTGTTTCTGTTTTAAGTGATCTTAATTTAAGATTTAGTTTATTAGCTTTTATTAAAATTGCTTGTGCCATGTCCTGTTTGTGCATATCATCAATTAAAATTATACCATTTTGTTTTAGTTTAGAAACAACAGTTTCAAATTCTTTTATGCGAACTTGTCTATTTCCCAAGTCATAAATGATTAAATCATATTTTTCATCTAATAATTTCCAGTTTTCATATAATAAAAATGAGCCAGTCAGTTGATTTTGAGATTTACAATATTCTATTGTTTTTTGTAACCAAAAATTATTATCATCAACTGAAATTACGTTTTTATTATAAAGTCTTAGTGCGAATGAAGAAAACCCACTACCTAAATCACAAATACATAAATTAGGTGATATTAAATTATCTATAATATATTTTGTTGTTTCATGTGATAGAGCCGCAGAATCTATTGAGACAATTGAACAATACTCGTCACGTTTTTCTTTTAAATTCATATATCTTAATTATGAACCAATCAATTTCTTTGTTTCTTCAAATGATTTTAATAATTCAACAGATTGATAATTAAAGTTTGTTTTTTCTTTACTAAAAGATTCTATTTTTTCAAATCCTTTTATTGCATATAATCGTCTAATATCACCACTATTTTTATAAGCTTTTTTTACAAGTTCTAATAAGTCTTTTTGATCTTTTAGACCTCGATGAACACCATAATGAAATGCCTGTAAATTATTGCATAACAACATATGATTTCCTTGTATTTTTCTATCAAAAACACAAATATGTTTTTCTCGATTACAATTCTTGTCAGGAGATAATTTGTCATTGTTTAAATGAAATTCAACGTTTCTGTTATATGTATTTAATCCAAAAATCTGTGAATTTGAAATAAAATCTTGTAATCCATATTGCAAAAAATCAATTTTTTCTTGTGTCATTCTTTCACAAATTTCATATATTATATTTTCATTTAATAAAGTCATATCTGGATCTATTTTAATAAAAAAATCAAAATCGTTTTTTATATTATTCCAATATTTTGTTAATTCTTGATGAGCTTCGAGTTCATATAGGTCTTGAATTATGTGATGTGTTATTTCAACATTTTTTTGTGAATTTATTATTTGGCAACATTCTTCAAATCCACTTTCTTCTTTACAATATAATGTACCTATAAATACTTTATACATAATAATAATTATTAAATTATGATTGATTTAACTTTAATTGCAAAAAAAGTTTCTGATGGTACATTTTATAATATGAAAAATGATAAGTCACAATATGATTTTGTAAAAAAACAATATTCGTTTGGCACTCGTATTGTTGCTATACCAAAAACAAAACAATTAATAGAAGATTTACAAACATCTCGTGGCCCACAATGTGTAAATGAAACTATAAAAACACATGACATGGATAAACTTGTTGAAAAGTTTAGTGTTGGTACATTTGAACAACATATTGAACGAATGAATCCAATACTTGAAAAATGTAATGTACGAAACAATTATTATGAAATTGGGTTTAGAACGCCTCATTCTTTACAAGTTGCACAGAAACATTTTAAAAATGTTTCTGGATCAGATATTATTTCTATTACAATTGAGTGCGCAAAATACATGGGCTTTAATGTGTTTCAACATGATTTAATGTGTGATGATCCTCTGCCGATCGGCGAATCACCTGACGTTATAGTTGCTTATCATGTTTTGGAGCACTTATATTGTCCTGAAAAGGGCTTAAAAAAAATGAGAAATGCTGTCAACGCTAATGCTATTATGCAAGTCGAAGTACCTATTCAACCAGGCGAGCCCAGTGTACGTTTTGCTCATTTATTTGCGTTTGAAAACAATGATTTATGTCATATGATCAATGAGTGTGGTGGTTGGGAAATTTTGATTGCAACAAAGCAAGAAGGAATCGAACGTTATCTTTGTAAGGCAATTTAATATCGTTGTAAATAATCATTTTTATTGATATAATCAATTATATGTCCATAAAAGTGCATCTTTCGATGTTACCTACACAAAAAACTCACATTTCTTTTAGTGAATTAAGTGAATTTTTTTCTTGTTCTTGGAAACATTATCTACATCAAATAAAGAAAATTGATCTACAAGTTCCATCACCTTCATTGATATTTGGAACGTGTACACATAGTGGATGTGAAAAATATCTAAGAACTCGTATTTTAGACATTCAATCTTGTATTGATATGTTGAATAAACTGTGGAAAGAGGCACAAAGTAAATCTCAAAAAGAACTTAAAATAACGAATGAGCAATTTAAAAAATATGAAGAAGATTTTTCTGACAAAGAGCTTAAAAAAGCATTGAAACAGATTGAAAGCATTCTTAATGACATTCCAAAATTTCTTGACGATAATTTTCCTGGTTGGGAATTTATCGAAGCCGAACATCAAATTTTAGATCAAATCGATGATATTGAAAACAATTTTAAGGGATTTATTGACGGTGTGATATCATACATAGTGA